AGGTATTTTTGGTGGTGGCTATGGTGCTGATTCCACAAATGTTATGGAATACATAACCATAGCCACATTAGGTGATGCACAAGATTTTGGTGATTTAAGTGAAGGAAAGTCTGATTTAGCAGGATTATCTAATGGACATGGTGGATTATAATGAGAAGATCTGTTTTTTTAAATAATAGAGATGTACGGCAATTAATATATACACCATTTAAAGCGAAAGAATATATAGCTAAAAGTTTTATTTTAGATGCTATTAATTCTTTTGGTGGTTTTATGGGTATTCGTTCTATAGATTTTTGGTATAATGGGGTTAAACTACAAAGAACAGAGGAGAACACTTATTGTTATAGTAATGATAGTGCTTCTGGTGGTTATGTTGATAATGCTTTTATAACTTCATTAAGTAAAGTTGGTCTGGATACTAATATGGGTTGGAAAGTTGGTAGTTCATATTCTTATGCACCACCATACAGAATTATAGCCATTTTTGAAGTGCCTATAATTTTTGATACTATTATTATAAATAATTTTCATACTTCTGGAAATTACACTAATAGAGGTATTAAAGACAATAAAATAAATATAACACTGGATGAGTATTATGATGATACTCCTGGAGAAGTTATTACTAATCCTAAATTGATTTTTGACTCACAATTTAGAGAACATATATCAAGTGATCAGGAAGATCCAGAAATACTTACACTCTTATAATGGAGGAATTATATAATGATAGCCGTTTTTGCTGCACCATTTGTACCACCAATTTTACCACATTTAGCTGTAACTGATATAGATACATCTGAATCTATACCTATTGGTGGATTACATGGTTGGGATAATGATTATTTACAAACACAAACAATAACATATGCACCTTTAGAATTTATTGATGTTGGTGAATTTACAGGTAATTCAGATACTAATTCTTATTGGTGTCAAAGATTATCAAAAGGAATTGCTAAAATAGCATTTTCTAATACTGGTGCAAGTGTTAATGTGAGAACTCTTTGGTATGATAATGACTTAAATGAAATTATGGGTGATGCAACAACTTTAACGGCAACAACTCGAACAGATACTGCTGGTCATTATATGTCAAATGTACATACATTTGACTTGTTTGGTGCATCAAGAATAGCCTTAGCATTAGATACAATAAGTGCAGGAACTGTTTATGTTAAATTAGCAGGTGTATAATGGGTATTGTTTTATTCACAACTAAAACAACTAAAAGTATAAGTAATACTTTTGAAAGTACATATAATATATATTTGAGTACAGATATATATACTGATTTTTTACTTAAATTATCTGTAATAAATGATATAATCAGTACTTTTTCACTTAAATTATCTGTAATAAATGATATAATCAGTACTTTTAGATTAATACCTTTTGTAGCTTCTGATATAAACAGTATTTTTTCATTAAAACAATATGTAGCTAATGATATAACCAGTGTTTTTTCATTAAAACCGTATGTGTTAAATGATATAACCAGTTCTTTTTCATTAAAACCTTATTTAACAACAGATTTTGATTCTCTTTACACCATTAATACACAAAAAAACAACAGTTTTGATATTAGATACACGATTGATTTATATGCTAAATTGAATAATAATTATAGTATAAATTACACTATTAATCCGATTTTAAATGACATACAAGTTGGTTATAGTTTAATGCCTATTATTAAAAATGACAATTTTGTGAATTATGATTTACAAAAATTACAAGTGAATGTAAATTTTGATAATGTATTTAGTATTAATGTTAATAATGATATACAAATTGATTATGGAATAAATACACTAATAAAAAAAGACGTACAATCTAATTATTTTATTATAAAGGATGTTAAAAACACATTAGAAGTAATGTACGATCTTACAAATAAACTTAGTGTTAATAAAGATGTGTTAAGTATATTTGCTTTAATTGAATTAACACCAAGTATAAAAAATTATGGTTATTGGGTTAAATTAGAGGGTGAATTATGAAATTTGATAATTTAAGTTTTTCTATTGATGAAAATTCATATTGTTGGTCATTAACAGGGCAGGTTTCTGATAGAGAACAATGGGTTTTAGCCGAAGTAGGAAAAGAAATTGAAGTACAAATTGGTGCTGATACATATAGATTTATAATAGATACACGAGAGAGGGTTGAAATATTTGGTGAGAGTTCATTTAATGTTACTGCACGTTCTAAATCGTCGAAATATGGGGAGGGTTCTATACCATTACATAAAACTTGGGGTAATACCACAACAGATACTGTTATAAATGAATTGATAGATACTCCAAGTATAAATATACCTAATTGGAATTTAGCTAATGGTGTTTTAATTTCAGAGGGGGAAACACCAATAGCATTAGTGACAAGAATAGCAAATGCAGTTGGTGGTATTGTTTATTCTGATTCAGAGGGTGATTTATATATTGTACCCAAGTATAAAATAGCACCAGCAAATTATGATATAACAAATGTAGATCATGTCCTTTCTGATTTTGATGATGTTTTTGAATTAAAAGAAACAAAAGAATTTAAACCTGGTTATAATGAAGTTTGGGTATCGAATGAACCTGATAGTAATGAGGGTAGTATTGTTATTTCTGAACATGAAATAAATAAAGTGAATCTTACAGCCATTTTAAAAGTGGTTGTTTTCCCATTTGTTTTATCTATTGAATTATTAACTTCAAGAAATAATGTTACAATTCTTCCATCAGAAATACAAACAGAGACATTAACAGAGGTTATAGAAATTGTGGATGGTGTTGGTAATGTATCGCAACCTGTTTTATCTATTGATTCACATACTTATTTAGATTTAGATTTAGGTACATTAGTATTTAATAACACTAATATATCTTCTTTTAATAAAAAAACATCATTATTAGAAATAACATATGTGACTCAATTTCATTTTGTTACAATACAATCTGATATTGCAAAAGATATTCAAGTTTATGTTGAGGAGGGTTTATAATGGCTACAACAGCAACATTTGTTGTTAATTTTGGTGGTGTTGATAATGCTTTTTTAAGTGTAGCATTAGATGAAATTAAAAATAATAATAAAACAACATTTCAAAAAGGTGATCCTGTACACTTTAAAATTTATTCTAATTGTAATTATGTGATTGAAAAAACAAGTGGTACAATTTCTGATGGTTTAAAAAATGTTAAAGAGGATATAAAAGATTTTATTTGCTCTTTTATTAAAGGTGCACCAGCAAGTACAGATAAAAAAATTGTAAATATTTTAAATCAAACGTTTTATCCGACAAGTGCTGTAAATACTTTGGGAACTATAGATATTGTGGATATAACTAATGTACAAATACAAAATGCAACAACAGATACATTAGGTATAGCAAAAATTGACTATCAATCTGAATATGATGAATATACATTAATACCTCCAGGTGATATGACAGATGTTTATTATATTTTGATTTATATTGAGGCAATAATATGAGAATTTTAGTGACAAGGGGTGCTGGTGACAAATTAGCTCCAGAAACATTAATAGATACTCTTTGTACAACAAATGATATAGGTAAGGAAAAAGGTAGTACATATTTGTATGATGAAGGATATAATAAAAGATTATATGAAATGCAATTTCCTTATAAAGGTAAAATTTATCCTACAGATTTGATAGCTGTAACAGATAATAATTTGGGGGAATCTTTTGTGGGTCGTGTCATATTTCATAAAGTAGATATAAATATGACAAATAATACATTATCTATAAATAGTACAGTTATTGTAGAAAGGAAAGAGGAGGTAATATGAATCCCCTTATGGATTTTAAAAACATGTTGGGTGTAGGAAAAAGAAAAAGTTATATAGCCATCGTGCAATCTATCATAGGTGATAAAGCAAAGGTAAAATTAGGTGATGTTGTAACAGTTGTTTGGGGTAGAGCAAAGGTTGGAAATACTGTATTAATTTCTAATAATCAAATAATGGCTGTTATTAATCAGGAAAATACACAAACTATTCATGTTCCATAAGGATTTTAAGTATGCAAACACAAAGAACATTAGAAATGTTACACCCTATTTTAAGGGAAAAAGTAGATATTATACAAAAAGAAGTTATTTACAAGTATAAAATGCCTTTTAAGTTATTTGAAACAGGTAGAACAAAAGATCGGCATCAAATGTTAATAAGTAAAGGCAAAACAAAAAATATTATTTCTGAACACTTATACGATTTGGAAATAATACCACCTTTATACGCTACTGGTGTGGATTTTGTTTATTTTGATAAAACTTGGTCTTGGAATTTAAGGGATTTATCTATATTTTCATGGTATAATTTATTTGGGAATCTTGTATTAGATGTTTGCCCTGAATTAAAATGGGGTGCTTTTAATAGAAAAATGATGAATTATACACATTTTGTATTGCGAAAAGAAGTTATTGTTGATAATATAAGCAAGTTTGAATGTTCTGTAATATAAAAACATAAAAAGAGGGCGAGAAAAATGTACGAAGTAATTACAACAGAAGAAGTAAATTCAACCGATTTAACCAGTTATTTACCTGAACATACTAAAATGATTAGTATGATTAATGAAAATTATCCAGAAATACAAAGAGCAACATCTTTGTTTGGTAAAAGTCAAAGTCAATTCATGGATAATTTTTTAACCGTAACTCAACCAACAGCACTAAGATCTGTTAGGCAAATTTTAGCAGAAATAAATAAATCTAAATCAGCTTTAGACGAAGCTAAATTCAAAAGAGCTAAAAGTGAAGTACAAATAAAAATATTAGAACGTGATATAGAGGAAGTAACAGATCCTTTAAAAAGAGAATTAATACAAATAAAGATAGATCAAAAGAAATCACAATTAGAAAATGGTATTGTTTATATATCAGGTGCAATCAGAAAAATTGCAAATTATATTGAACAGTACAATTCTATTTTAAAAAGTAAAAACATAAAAGAATTTAATGAAATAGATTTTGAGGAAGACGAAGAGCGTTACCATATTATGACAGCATTTAATCAAGGTACTATTGCTGCCAGATCAAGAAATGGTATTATTGATGAGGGAAATCATATTTATTTCCAACAAATTGGTATAAATGGAGCTTCTGCACAAATGGAAGTAAACGTTTATTTAGCAATGGAAGGTAAATTATTCAAAGATAAACAAAATGCTATACAGGAGGCATACAAAAGTAAACAACCAATAGAACCATTTTTAGAAATGCCTGAACCAACACATGATATGTATATGCAATTTCTAAATAATATGGGTGATAAATATAAAGGTGTTAGTAAAGAATACGCAGTATATAAAGGTATGACAGGTGAAGTTACAGAACTTGCATCCTTAAAAACAGGGGATACAAGATTAATAAAACAATAAAATAATATGGGTGTTTAAATGCCAAGTTATACAGCAACGACAGATATGACATTTGAAGAGGCAGTTGTAGCAGGTTCAATGGTTGATGGTGATAATCTTACTATCAATAATGGTGCAGTTGTTACTTGTGATGAAACACCCTCTATTATTGTTGATCAGGTTGATATAAATAATGGTATCTTAAAAGTAGATGGTGAAAACATCTCTTCTGGTAATGTTATATGGTTTGAAGGGCATAATCTTCAAGAAATAAACGTGAATGGACAAGGCATACTTCAAGTTCGTGGTGATTGGTACAGTATTGGGACAACTGATGGAACAGACTCCCAAGTAATAACCTTTGCAGAAAATCCAGATGTAATCCCCATGGTACAGGTAGAAACAGGTAGAAAGTTAATTCTTGATAACATAGATGGTGAATATCCAGTAAAGGATGATTGGATTTATAAAACCTCTGATGAAAAAGTTATGGGGAGAATTGTAAGTGTCGAAGCTGGTGCTGGTGGTGGAAGTTTAAGTGATATTAAAAGTGTTGTATTCGATTTTGCAGATAATTATGGGTATAGTTCTTACATGGGTATTCGTGCGATTGAATTTATTGGTTTAGATGATGAGGTAATAGAATTATCAACATCTGATTTTACAACTTATGCCACATCAGAATATGATGCGTCAGGATTTAGTGCCGATCATGTTTTTAACACAAGTACACTTAAAACAGGTGATTGGTGGGATTCACAATGGCTCGGGGGAAATGATGAAGTAACAAACCTTAGACTTATTGTTGTTTTTAATACTGTCCAAGATATTAAGGGAATACGCATTAATAATAGTCATAATACAGGTGGTAGTACTACTGTAGGTGTAAAAGCTACTAAAATATATGTTTCAACTGATACCATCACAGACACAGTTTATGGTAATACCGTTACGAATAGCACACTTATATTTAACGATGATTTACCTGAACACATTGGTTCGGATGTTGCTGATGATCAAGATGTAGAAATGAGTATGACTGTTTCTATTATTGTAAGATTTTTAACAGGAACTTTAGCAGACAATGATGAGGTTTTTGTGCGAAAATTAGTAGATAATGCTGGACCAGATTTGCAAACATCATTTACGGCAAACATAAATAATGTGTTAGGAGATATAAAAGAAGCTGGAATTTATCAGGAGTTTGGTAATTGTGTTGCCAATAGTGCATCCTTTATAAGTGGCTTTCATCAAGGCGTTGGTGGGTTTGTTTTTGAAAATCAATATTTATCAACAACATTAACCTTTGGTAGTTCTGCAGGTGCAACAGGTGGTTTTAAACCACCTGCAGGATGTGATATTAGAGTACCAAATGTGCATTTCATGTCCAACACTGCAACAGGTAGCAATGAAACTCAACGCTTTGAATTAGTGACTACAAACGCAGGGGAAGTGGATTTAAAGGTTTGTAATGTAGGTTCTGCATGGTTTGGTAGTACCAATGCAAGTAAATATGATGCGGAGTATGTCGGTTGTAATGTGGATATGGGAAGCAATAATGCAGGTTCAAAAACTACGTTTAAAAATTGTGTACGATGCCCCGACCCGATAGGTCGTGCATACTCCACAAGATATGCTTTTCGGGGATTGGATTTAATTGCTGGTACTTCCATAATAGACTGCCTGAACATTATATCAGAGTCGGAAAGATGCTCTTTAGGTGCTGAAACAACAGTTGGAGTTGAAGTAAAAGGTTGTATTTGTACTCTTCGATGTGGAGCAGTTTGGGGAACTAACTCGATATATTGTACTTATTTTTCAAGATGTCAGGATGTGACATTTGAAAATAATGTTCTGGTTGGTAGTGACCATGCGGAATTTGACGCAATGTTGAATATTAACGCTACCCCCTTATTTAAGGCACGGAGTATTAAATTATGCTGCACACAAGAAGGCATTGAGCAGACAGAAGAAAAGAATGCAATTATTTTTGCTGCGTTTTCCAATAATAGTGAGATAGTAGGTATTGAATTTATTGGGAATGGTACAATGGGAAATTATTTAGTTTCCATAACCGATTGTATAAACATAAAAATAAGATGTATGGGAAATGTACATAATAAAGTCAGTTTCGGAGTGGACGGAGAAAGGCTTGTTTATCTGGCTGGTATTTGTTCGGATATAGATATTGCAAGGTTATGGGCTGATGATGGTATTGGTGGTACAGGTGGGAATGTTACAGTTGCCCCAGTAACAGTGAAAAATATATTAGTACAGAATTGTTCTGCCAAATATGCATCAGAAATACAGCTAACAGGAAATGATGGTATTCTTTTTAAAGGTGTACATGGTGGTTCTGGGAATGTAAGTTCCAACACTGGTTGGGAAGACGCATTGGCTGCCTCTTACGGACATAATATCCATGATTGTTTTAAGTCCGATACGTTGGGAGTTTTAGGGGTTGTTATGATAACTCCTTCGGCAACCGTAAACGAAACAACTATTATAGCAGGTAATCCACTTTTTTACAAAGATGGAGACTTGGATATGGTGGATGGAGATGTAATAGAGTTTGAGCAAAGTTACTTCATGCAGGGACATACTGGTTTTAATGGAAATTATACAGCCGCTGTGGGAACTTGTACGCTTGGTAATAATGAGTGGGGTAATATTGATTTAGCTTTTCAATATCAATTTAAAGGTGGGGCTTGGAACGGTACTTGGTTGGATGTAAGAACAGTATCTAATTGGACAGGAATATCAGGTGATATCGCTGAAGGAATTAAGTTCAAATTTCGTTTTTCAGCTACGGGAACACAAACAAGCATGAGTATGTTGCTTATGGAAACGACAACTACTTTAGAAGCACAAAGTACAAATTTATATCCAATAGACCAGCAAGAGGTGACAATCACACTTACAGGATTACATGATGATACAGAAGTTCGTATTTACAAAGTAGAAGATGGTATTGAAATATCTGGGGTTGAATATACAGTGGGTGATTTTGTTGATACAATATTTTATCCAGGTACTGATTTTGATGTAAATATTATAATACATAATGAAGAATATCAATATATTAGATTAGAAAATATAACTATAACCGAAAACAATTTAACTATACCAATACAACAAGTTTTTGACACAACTTATCTTAACCTATAATTAATCAGGAGGAAAGAAAATGGCTAAAATTATTGATTTAGATGATCTAAATCAGGGAACAGAAATCGTTTTTAACAGAGCAACCAAGACTATTCAGTTATTGACTGCTGGTAATTTAAGTACTGATGGTGTAACTATCCAATGTGTTTATTCATTTTGCAAGGATGAATGGAAGTCCGACGCAAATCTTATTAAACAACCATTTCCTATGAAAGCAATCGATGGTCCTTCTGGAACACAGTTTGATATGATTGGTGGTTGGGATTGGGAAGATGTGACAACAAGAGAATTATTAAGAGATGGTGGTTGGTCACTTAAAGATGGTGCTGGTGTATCACTTGAAGAGTATATGAACCTTACCTCACTTGGTGCATTTCATAATAGTAGTGTGGATAAAGCCTATTATACACAAGGTGATGCTGATAGCCCTACAGATTTAATTTTGGCAGGGGAGGTCAATCAGGCAATTAAAATATATGGTGATGGAAGTCATGGTGATTTTGATTATCGAGGAGATTTTATTATTTTCCTTCGTGAAGAAGCAAAAATCTTTGATCAATACGACTTGTTGACAGAGCAAAATATATCTGCCTTAACTTACAAGAAGTATGCTCTTCCATTGTCAAATGCGTCAGATGCTATTAAAGTTACACATACAGACGCAGAAATGACAACTTACCCATGGTCAGATGTGACATTAGATTATTACACAACAACCCAAAATTATTCTATTGGTGGGAATAATTATGGTTTTAATATTTTAATAGATGCGAATACACACACATTAGAAGTAGTATATGAGCGAATACAGTATCAGTTAAGGCAGACTACTGATATTGATGACAACACAGGATCTATGAGAGGTGATACGGCAGATGAACTTCTTTATTGGGTAGGTGACACACTACATACACAACAAGGTGTGTATATTACCAATCTTGTCGGGCAAGATACTAATAGAGTTGTATTTAATGATATAACAGGTGTTGACAGAACACATCCTTATGCAGCTGCTGGTACGTTAAGTTTTAATTCAGCATTGCAAAATGATGGTGATGCTATTTATCGTATGTTTTTTACTAATAATGACGCTGGTGATGACGATGGTTCTGATTTTGGTACTGATGATGCAATTATTGTGAACGACAATGTTGGTACACCAATATCAGGTAGTATATCAGGTGTATCATCAATTGCTTTTGATTATGATTATGATGGTAATGTTCAGCGTGGTGCTGGAAGTGCTGGAACGGATGTACCTGTAACACTTGTCGCTATTGGGCTTGAAACGGCACAATATGTTAGTATGCAAGGAACGCTTACCAGAACAAAGGCAAACAATTTTTCTTTTGTTGCGAATGATGAATTGACATATACTGACCCAGCATAATAAGGTTATTTTTATGGTTGTTTTTAACGGTATAAGCAAGCAGATATTAGTAACGTCTGTTACCTCAATAGACGTTCAGAAGGACATATATTCTGCATGGAAGAATTGGGTAATACAAGGTGATAATGGCAAATTTGTTCAGGCATTACGATCTGTAGGTGGTGACTTGATTGGTTCTGGTCAGTCAAGTCCTGCTTATTTTTTCTTAATGAATGATTGGAAAATAGCTGTTTCTGGAATAAATGTGGAGTTTCAATTAAATATTTATTGTGAACAAGCTACAAATACCAACACATTTCCATTTCTTGTAACAAGTAATGGTGCAGTTTCATATAAAGTTTCTGATAGTCCTATTATTAATATATCATCAGATTCTGGTTTATCTGTAGATGAACATGATAAATTGTTTAATATTCCAACAGATGTATGGGGGTATGAAAGATAATGGATATGTGGGAAACATTAGTGGATAACAGTTTACCAATAACAGGTGATGCCTATACTCTTATGAATAACCCAAAAAAAGGTGTGGATCAAGTAGTAGATAGTTTAGAAGCAAAATTATCAGAAGATCATCTTGAATCACAAATTTTTAGTTCTTTATCTGGTGTTATACATACAGATAATATTTCAGGTATAATAAGACCTGATAAAGAACTTGTGGGCACAATAAACCAGGATTTAAAAGGTGATGTGGAATGGAAACGATAAAAGACATTGTTCAAGGGGATACAAGGCAAGTAGCTGTTACTGTTACTGATAGTAGTGCAGTACCTTTTGATTGTACAGGTTATGACGTTACACTAAGAGTTAAAAAACTTCTTTCGGATATTGACCCTTTGATTGAAAATGTTGGAACAGTAGTTGATGGTCCTGCTGGAAAAATACAAGTACCATTATCTACTGTTGATACAAGTATTGATAAAGGTAAATATTATTTTCGTATAATTATAAACAAAGGTACAACTAATGTTTATTCAGTGGCTAATTCCACGTTTAAAATTATAGAGGGAGCATAAGAATGAAGTACGAAAGATTAAATTACAAACAAAAAAAATACATATGTAACGGATGTGGTGCAAAAGGTGGTCGTTTTAAGCCACCTGAAATTATGTTTTTAACTTCCTCCTGCGACCACCATGATTATGGTTACTGGAAAGGTGGAAGCGAATGGAAGCGATGGTTTTGTAATTTTATCTTTTTGAAACAAATGGTGATAGATGCTCATAATTATTGTGTTAATATTTTACAATTTTTTTGGTATTTAACTTTAGCTGTATTGTATTTTATGGCTGTACAACTTTTTGGTTGGAAACCTTGGTATTATTGTACAATACAAAGAAGCGTTGATAATTATGATTGGGATAAAATTTATGCAAATTATGAATTTGATGATTGTATTCCTTGGGAAAATTATAGAATTAAATAAAGGATTAAAATGAAAAAAATTATATACATAACACCAATATTATTTTTACTTTTACAAGGTTGTATTGTTTTAACACAACAAGATAAAATAATATACACAACATACAAGTCACTGCAAACAGCAAAAGAATTTAGAAAAACAAGTTTGCAGATAACAGGTGAGGTTTATAAAGATGGTTATATGTCAGAAAATATGAAAAGTAATATTATTAGTGTGGGAAATCACTTACAAAATGCTATAAATAATACTGCAGATGCTTTGCAAATATACAAGCAAACTGGAAATAGACGTTTATTACATAAAAACATAACTATTTATCAACAGATTTATGGTGAATATGTTGATTTAGTTTTACCTTACGTTATTGAAAAAACGGAGATATAATGGATTCAGATGTGAAAATAAAACTTATACAAATGAGTATGGATTTGATTATTAATCAAGGTTTACCTGCACTGACAACTTTTGTGAATTTATTGCAAAATAGTGATGAAGAAGTTACAGTGGAAAAAATTAATATTTTAAAAGGTGAATTAGATGCACAAGATTATTTTTAGTATGGAAAAATTAAGTTATATATTAATGTTATTTGTATTTCTTGTTTTTTGGGGTTTTTTATCTATGTTTTTAAAGGGTGATACAAGTGAAAAAAACAATTCTTGTAATTCTTGTAATTTTTTTAATCATTTTCTTTGTTGTAATTAAACCTGTTTATTGTTTTGTTGAACACACAGCACCAGATGGTTTTATGTCTTTTGTACATGTAAAAGATATTAATACTATTAATTTATGGGTGGGTAATTTTCGTTATCCTACGGAATTAATGGTTATGGAATTAACAGATAAAAGAATATTATCTTTAAAAACATTTACATTTAAAGATAATACATTTACTGATTTTGAAAACCAATTTGTTATGTTTGAAACTTTTGTGAATACCAGTGGATTTTTTATTGATTTTAAAAATAAAACACTAAAAATACAGAACAATTATACAGGTAATATTTATAAATATACATGGTTGGGTAGTTGGTATTTTACAATGGCAGTTTGGCAGTTTACTTATTGGGATAGTTGGTTAGGAGAGGGTTATAAATATACAGATGGAATGGGCAAACAGGCTATATTTATAACACCAAGGGATGATGATTATGTTTTTTAAAAAGCGATTCCAGATAAGAAAACAACTTCAAGAGACTAAAATAAAAGTTTTAAATGAGATTTCGGCTGGTATAGCTGAATTGGAAACAGAATTTACACGTTTACGTATTTTAGACTCTATCTCTTCTGTAATGGATGGTTATATTTGGTTTAAAGACAATAATGGTATTTATAAATATGCATCTCCTCGTTGGTTGAGTGTTTTTTTTGGTTTACCAGAAAATTACAAAATAGAGGGTAAAAATGATATAGATTTATTAAATCAATATAGAGAAAGAACAGGAAATGAACACACATTTGGTGAAATGTGTGTTGGTACAGATGCCCATTGCATGACAGAAAATAAAACTTGTCGTTATATTGAAATAGGTTTTATAGCAAAAAAACTATTTATTTTAGATGTAGTTAAAACACCTGTTAAAGATAAAACAGGTAATTTAATAGGTACAGTAGGTTTTGCAAGAGATAGAACAAAAAGTAAGGATGTTATTCAAGAGGAATTAAAAACATACGTTAGAAATAATTGGGTAGAAGATTTAGACACAACATCTTTTGCAAAAGATGTTGTAGCATACTACATACAAAAAACATCTATACCATTTTTAAATGATACTTTTATTCCAAGAGAGGATCACGAATGCCAGAAGAATTAGATAATATAATGGCTGGTATCCGACAATTACAGTCATTGCAAAAACAACAAAAAAGAGATCCACATGTAATGATAAATACTGCAATAGCATTATTTACAGTTATTTGTGTTATTTTTGGTGCTTGGATGACTATTAATTTAACAACACAAGCATTACAAAAAGATTTTAAAAATTTAACTATAAAAATAGATAAAATGGAGGCTCTTTGGTTGGCTGTACCTATTTTAGAATCATCACATAAAACATTTAAAGTAAGGTATGAATATGAATATAAGGATATGATTAGAAAAATTGATGAATTAAATGAAAAACTTAAATTGAATATAAAGGGGGAGCACTAAATGATTTCACCGACAGGATTAGGTATAAGAGTTGATAGTGAGGGAGACGGTAATTACGGTGCAAGTAGGTGTTCACGTTTACATAATGGTATAGATTACTTGTGTTTTGTAGGACAAGATATTGTAGCACCTTTTGATATGTTTATTGATAGAATAGCTAAACCTAAAATAAGAACAGAAATGTCAGGTATTAAATGGACAAAAGGTAAAAATACAGGTCGTATTTTTTATTTTTTACCTTACAATAACTTAATAGGTTGCAATGTAAAAAAAGGGGATGTAATTGGTATTGCACAATCTGTTTCTGATGATTATAATTTACCTAAAATGAAAGACCATATACATTTTCAAATAAACAAATAAATTATTTTTTATATACCCATTTTAATTCTTGTGAGTCATCTATAATTAATTCATATCTAATATTACCTGTTAAAGCATCTATTTGTCCTAATTTATAAGTTGGTGTTTTATATGGTAAATAATACATTATTATCATTAAACACAAAAAACCAATACTAAAACCTATTAATATTAAACAACAATTTTCAAGTATTTTCATATTTTACTCCTAAATTAAACCTATCTTTCTTGCTATCATTCGTATCCAAGTAGGCTCGATATTTACTGATTCACAATAACTTTCAAAATAAGTAGTTAAAAAACTATTTTCACTAAAAAAGCTACAAGCATGTTCTTTATCTCTTTCCCATAATACTCGTTTATGTTCTGGTGTACTTTTTTTAACATTTTCCACTTTTGTTATATCATAAGCTGCTTGTATAAATATGGCTAATATTAATTGTGCTTCTGGTGCAGTGTCAAATTCAGGTGTTATTTTTATAGCAAACATCTTAGCTTTTTTTGGTGTTTCATCTCTTCTAATATACATTTTACCCCTTTTTAATGTGTTTATTATATTTTTTCAAATTCAATTATGTGTTTTGCTTGTTATGTACACCACCTTTCATAACTATTTTTTGCATTATCATAAATATGTGGTTTATCCAATTTTGCATCAAAAGAATAAATAAGCCACATAATCCTTTTTATTATACTATCGTACATATCAGTTTGTTTGGAACTACGTTCTACAAATTCTGTATAACCACATAATACAAAACAAAGACTATCTAAAATATCAATATGATCTGTTGTAAAAAATTCAGATACGTTTTTTTCTACTTGTTTTATTTTTGTATTATTAATTTTTACGTTTGTTGTATCAAGTAAAAATTGAGCTGATTCTTGTACTTTTTTTAACTTCCATAAAATAGTTTTATTGTTTGTAGCTTTTTTAACTGTTTCAGCTATTCCAATGGTTAAACCATATATAAAAAGTTTTTTAACTGGTGTATTCATTTTAATCCTTATTAATATATAAAATGTGTGTTAAATTTATCCTTGTTGCTTTAAATCCAAAATATCGTAAAAACATACCTAAAAATACATGCTGTCTTGAAATTTCAAAGTTATAAGGAAGTTTGTGTATTTGTTTTATAATAAACTTTTTCATTTTTAATCCTCAAAGAAGTTTGTTTGACTTGCTAATTGTTTAATACAATCCTCAATAATTTTATCACTTGCTGCTATTGCTGCTTTTTTTAAACAAATAGCAAGTCCCTCTTCTCTACTATGTTGAAATGTATTTATTAATTTATTATTTATTTTTAATTCATAATCTTGAACACCTACTTTAAGTAATTTTTTACTTACATTTTGAATAGTTATCATTCTGATCCCTTAATTTTTTTATACATTTCATAATACTTATTCATATTATGTGTTATATCCACACAATAACCCTCTAAATCCAATCTACAGAAAATTTCACCACACTTTTTACACATATAATAACTACTTATTTGTTTTTGATTCCCTCCCATTTCTGTTTCATATCTTGGTATAACTAAGCCTGTTTCATTTTGAATAAAAACTTTACAACTACAGCAAGTTTTGTTTTTCAATATTGTAAATTTATATTTACAAATATGATACCACCAATTAAAAGACATCATTACTCCTTTTTATTAATAATTTTAATTGCTGTCGTATATCAACAGTGTTTTTATGTACATAATTATAAAGTTCAGGACTAAAAACACGCTTTGCTTCTCCAATTACACCTTTTCTTATGTGTAATCCATTAGGGTCATCTGGTGCTACTGTTTTATGTTTTTCATCTGGTTCTTCTTTTTCTAATTTTTTTAATTTATTTATACTTGATAATTCAATAGCTTTTTGTAAAATAATCTTATCAAAAGGCAAATGAAATATTTTTAATACTTTTTTAAACGTTTCAAAAATATCTGTTTGTAAATCATTATAAGTTATTATTAAACATTTGTTTTCTAATAATATGGGTAACCAATCATTATAATATTTTTTAACATTATTAAGTGTGTATCCAGGGTCTATTAAATCATTTTCTAAAGTACCTTTATACTTTCCTAACATGTTTTTCCTAAGATAATAAAAGGAAAGTACCATATCTTCAATATCTCTTGTTAAGAAAACAATGTTTTTATTAAAACCAATATTAGAACTGTGTGTAAAAAAAATAAGAGGTATGTTTTTATGTTTTTCTAAATTATATAAATGAAAATCATCTGGGTTTTCATTTGGTATAATTGTTTGTTTATTATTGAATGTTATTTTTGGTATTTTTAAATTATAAATTAAATTTATATAATTACATAATATAAAATGTGACCATGTTCTACCACAACGAGGAAAAGAAGCAAATATATGTGGTTCTTTATTACTTCCTTTTGGTAAATTTGTTGTTATATTTTTTCTTTTTTTTGCATTTAATATAAATTGATCTATGGTAACTTTTATTGTTTTAAAACCTAATTTATAATAAGTATCTAAGTTAAAAAAAGAATAATAATCAAGGGGTGTTTTTTTATCTGTACAATTTGTGGTTACTTTTTTACCAAAATTTCTTTGTGAAACACAAATTTGACACTCTCTTTTTTTACAAAAAGCCCAACAAGCACCATTCCCAAATAAAATGATTTTTTCTTTGTTTTTTATGTTTTTTAAAAAAGATAAATCAAAATTATTCCCCATTGATAATATTACTTGATCATATAAACCAGTTTTAAAAACATTTACTAATTTTTCATTTGTGTTTATATTTTTAATTATACTTGCTTTTATTTTATATAATGGATAATCGTTTTTGATTCTTATAGCTAAATCATCATTTGTACATGTAATACTATTCCCCTTTATATGATGTTCTTTTAATAAACATTTTGTTTGTTTGTAAGCATCATCACTAAAATAATGATTTGATAAAGTTAAAGAAAGCATTATATTTTTCTTTTGCATTTCTTTCAAATGATGTGGTTGTAGTACCTCATTTTTATTATAAACTCGACCACCATATAAAGGTGAAAATGTGTGTGTAGCACCAAACATTTCATAAATATTTTTTATATCACAATAAGGAAAATATTTATTGATATGTGATTGTATTGTATAAAAAGGTTTTAAATTCCTTGCTGATATAGTGTATTTTATATCAGCATTTTTGAATGTTTTTTTGTTTTCTATATTAAAAAACATACTATTAGTCGCTTATTTTACAAGGTTTAGGATTTATATCAAATCGAACGGCTTTTATTGTTTCTTTTTCCTCAAGTAAAGCTCGCATTATTCTATGCCTTCCATCTAATATATCACCATCATGATCTAATATTATTGGGTAAGATAAATCAGCATTTAGAATAGCTTTACAGTGCATTACCATTTCTCGTAATGTTAATTTATTATAAACACTATAAATATTTAAATGTCTTAAAGGTATATCCATCACAAGAAAATCTTTAGTCAATTCAAATAAGCGTGAGACAGACCAATTGTGATTACCTATGTTACTGTATTGGATATCTGTTTTTACTAATTCGGGGATAACAACTTTCATCTTATTCTCCTTTTATTTTTGCTTCAATTATTGGTCCCACAATAGACCAATCTACACATGGTCGGGAAAACCCATCAGGATGAATCAGTGGACACCCACAAGCAGCATCGTCAATATAGACTTCACCATAGGCTTTAGGACTTGATGTCCATGTGTCTTGTGTAGGGTTTTTATTAATACCAAATAATTTTATACCAGCCGATTCCAAATAGGTTACAGCTTGTGTTAAAAAATCACATGCATTTTGTGGCTTTTGGTTATTATCAGAACGCATTGTGAATAAAATAATTTTAGCCCCCAATTTATTAAATTGTTTAAGCCAATCTATAGCACCAGGTACAGGTTTTCCAATAAATGGAAACCTATGATCAACTACAGTTCCGTCAAAATCTACACAAATATACATTTCATTCTCCTTTTATAATACTTTTATTATTTATTTTTTTAACACTAAAGACTTTATCAGCGTTTTGGGATAAACTTTTGGAGTGTGTTACAATAATCATTTGTAAATTTAAAGATTTACTTAATTGCTGTAACATAAGAGAAATTAAAGGGTGCAAATCTAATGAGCAATTTCTGCACGGTTCATCCCAAATAAGAGTATTTCTTAAATTAGAGTGTAACTTCCAATAAACAATGCGTAAAGCTAATGCAACTATATCTGCTACACCGTATCCACAAGATTCTAAAGGTTTGTATTCTTTTTCATCTTTTAATAAAATTAAGTCACACTCTGTACTATTTCTTCTGTTTACAAAATTGATTTTAAATTCATAAGCATCATCTTGAAAAACAGCCTTTAAAGCATTTGTAACAATGGTTGATACATGTGTTTGCAAATAAATTTGTGTTGCTTTTGATGCTTTTTGTATAATACTTCTTGCAGTTTCTAAGTGTTCTAAATTTTGAAAATAATTATCTTGTTTGGTTTCCCAATTTTGTAATTCATTTTGTAAAAATTTCTTTTCTGATTCTTTTTCTTTTAAACTTTCAATATAAGTTTGAAGCATTTTAAACCTTTTTACCATTTATAATGTTTATCTTCCTTGAATTAATGATTTAGGTACACTTAAATAATTATATAATATTATATATACAATACATACTTTAAACCTTTTTACCACTTATAATGTGTACCATGTAAAAAACAATCACCGCAAAAATATTCTACGTAAAGACTTCCATATGGTTTTTCTAACATTCGGTTTAAATATTTATTTAATTGCCTTTTATTTTGTGCAATAACACAATCATATAAATTATGATTTACATTATTATAGCAATAATTACCACATACAAATTCTTTACAGTTATTACACCAATATTTCCATATACTGTATATTTTATAATATTTTTTGCTTTTTTTCATAGCAATCCATCATACTTTTCTTTAAAAATATTAAACTTTTCTTTGTACTTTTCTTCTGTTATTTCTATTTTAGCTGATAGGTCTTTTACAGCCTGTTTAGCTTCCTTAATAGAATTATAACCTAAAATCTTTAATTGACTAATAAAAGACTCTTTTTGTCCCAATAATCGTTCTTTTTCATTCATTTTTCTATCTAAATTTTTTTTGATTTCTACTATATCTTGCATAGTTGCTCCTTTTTAATATTATTTAAAATAGTGGGGATGTTATGACTTGAATCTAAAATAACATTAAGCTATAGATAAATTTATCCGAACATCCCCACAAGATTTACATTATCATTTTATAAAACTTTGTTTATATTCATCATAATATTCAAATACAGGTATTAATTGATTCTCATCAAAAATTGTTGATTTCCACCAACCACCACCTTTTTTTTCTACAGTTTCTTCTTGATCAGCATATTCTATTGATATTACACCAATATAAAAAGTTTTTGGTACAAAGGGGAAACTTTTAATATACTGCTTACTACCTATTTTTTTATCCGATTTGTTATTTAATAAAGCACCACCATTAAAACAAACACCTTTATTTTCCCCATTTAGTTGTTTAAAAATAATAGCATCTATAAAGTATGCTTTATCATCTTTGTCTTTAAAAATAGCTGAATTTCTTTTATTTTGTACAGTACCTCTATCATCATAAGGCTCACCCCATTCATTCTTTTTACCTTGAATAGGTGTTATTGCTTGATGCATACACAATTTATTTACAACAGAACTTATAGCTCCTGCTGTATAAGGTGCTGATCCACCTGATTGACCACTGTTACCAAAGGCTTTAACTAATTCTAATATCTCATTTTTAAAAGGTAAAACAATATCATCTTTATTTAAATATGTAAATTCCATTTTTGCTTTTTCGTATGTATTACTCATTTTATTAATCCCTTCTTATTATATTAATTTTTTTGGTGAACTTTCTGTTATTGATTCAACATTAATGTTAATAAATCGATATAGAACATCATCTATACTTCTAAAACGATACTCCATATAGTTATCCATAATTACACTTTCTTCTTCATAACCAACAAAAGATGATAAAATTCAATCCCTTTTTGTTTTTGTAAACCTACCAAATTGATCATAATAACCTATAATCATAGTATGTTTCTTTCTATTCTTTTTTCTGTTCTTTACTCTTGCTTTAACAACTTTTGTATCATCTTTACGATTACTCATTTTAATAATCCTTTTCTTTTTTTTTGTTAGTGTAAAATTACACTTAAAATCACTATCACAATTAGAACAAATAATTATATCACCTTGTGTTATGATGACATTCTGTGCAATCCCAAAAGTACAACACACTTTTAGTAACATTAATTGTTTTCATTTTAACTCCTCCATAATTTGATTGATAATATCAATTACTTCAACTTTAGGATTCGTTTCTTTTATTATTTTTTTTATTACATTTTCAAAATTTGGTTTATCATGTTCGGATATATTTAAAGAATCCATAAACTTATCCATATCTTCTTGAACTTGTTTTTTAATTTCTTGCTGAATTTCATTTTTTTCTATTTTTTCAAAATCAAAAACATCTTTTGCTGGTTTTATTTCCAGAGAAATTCTTTTATGTTTTAATGATACAGAATCAAATAACCAAACACTTGGTTTATAATCTATTTGGTCTTTACCTTTTCGCATTAAAGAACCTACATTAATTAATGTTTTACCCTCATACGTTTCTACAAAAGGATTATGATTATCCCCCGATATAATAAATTTATAATTATATTTTTTTAATAAATTTTTAGCTTTACTATAATCAGTTTGTCCTGGAAATAAAGGATTTTTATGTACAACCATTCTATGTGTTACTAATATATCAGCATCCTCTTTAGGTTCTTCATCCCAACCTGCACCTGTTATACTTGTTTTACCCTCAAGTAAGCTATAATCACTACCTAAGATATAAACATTAGGTAGTGTAGTAAGAATACCTAATGGTGTATTATTTAATCCCTTTATATGATAACGTATATCATGTTGTCCAAATGTGGTGAAAATTTTTATATCTTTATATCTTTGTTTTGTTAAAATATCCAATAAACTTTTTGTTACAGAATAAGGTTCACTTGCACTTTCAAAGAAATCTCCTGAATGTACAATAGGACAATCATACCTCCTTGCTAATTCTAAAACTTGTTTAAATTTATCTAATTGTGTTTGTGCATAGTCATCTTTTCTGTTAGTAGGGGTGTTATGTGTAAAATGAGTATCACCTATGGCTAAAAATTGCATAATCCCTCCTTATATAATATTTCTATTGCTAAATTTAACTGCTCTTCTTTTTTCTTTTTTAAACTATCTTCTAAAGATTCAACAATTAATGTTAAATATCTTAAATGCTTTACTATTAATTTTTCTATACTTTTTTTCATACACCACCACACAAAGGACAACCATTTATACTTAATTCATTTTTAAATTCTTTTGTTATACTATTAATTTCTTTTTGTTTTCTATCAATATGTTTTTGTATATTTTCTAAGTGTGATAATCTGTCACTTATTTCATATCTTTGTATATTATCTTTTTTAACCTTTTGTTCTAACAAAATCACTGTTTCTAAGCCTTTTTGTAATTTACTAATACCTTTGTAACTATTTAGATTTAAAACAGTCTTTTTAAGTGGTTTTATTATATCATTAATACTGTCAAACTTATTTATATACTCTTGAATATCTTTATTTATATTTTGTAAATTTTTTACTTGCTTTATAGCATCATTTAAAAAATCAAATGTTGCTAATTTATTAGAGATATTTTTTAGTTCTAATAAATTATCATTAATAACTTCTTTTTCTGTTTTGTTTTTCTTTAACTCTTTTTTATAAGCTATTAAAACTTTTCCTTTTTTAATAGCTTGATCAACCCAAGCAAGATCTTTTATATTATCTTTTTTATCTTGTATTTCATTTACACATAATTTTAATTCTGTATTACAATTTCTAACTTGCGAATTAATTTCGTATAAGGCTTTATCCATAATTTCCAAACCAGATACTTTATTGAATTTTTTTGCTACCTGTCCTGGAGAATCCGTAAGCATAAAATATTGGTCATTTGGATGTTGTGTTTGTAAATTAATTTCATTCATTAAAAGACAATTTTGTATTTCTTGTGGTACATCTGTTTTTATTGCTTTTAATGTTTCATTATTTAATACATACGAATTTTCTTTTTTATTCTTTTTTCTTATAATACCATTACATTCTATTGATACAGTATCTTTAGGTTTTGTTTCATTGTTTTTAAAAGCATCTCCTTGTGGTCTATTCAGTATTAACCACTTTAAAGCTCGTACAATACTGGATTTTCCTGAATCAGATGAACCCACGATGCAATTTACACCTTTATCCAAATTTATTTCTGTATCAATGTGTGATTGGAAATTCTTTAATTTAACGTTCTTTAACATATTCAGACCTATAAAATGCTTTTAAAAGATTAAACAGTTTTACTCTATTTTTTTTGTTTTTTACTATTTGTGTAAATGGGAATTGTAAGTTGCACATATCATCTTGTGCTAATAACCAAATAACATATTCTATCTTATCTTTAAAAATTAATATGTTTAATAACAAATGTTTATTTTCCTCATTTGTGTATTTTAAATATAAAGTATTACGTATTTCATCAGATAGTACACTACCACTATTTACACCAAAATGATAATCCAAAAAAAGTTTTTCGTTAAAAAATTGCTTATGTGTAATATAATCAATATCTGATTTTTCGGTATATCCACCAAATATATGTGAACCTGTTTTTAAGCAATTTAATCTTATATACTTGTACAATTCAGGCGTTATTGATTTTGCTTTTTTAAATAAAAATGATTCTGTATTCAATTTTTACTCCCCTCTTGACTTTTTAATAATATTGTAACACGTTCTTATTAAAAAGTCAAGTAGTTTTTTTTACCTTTCCAATATTTCTTGTAAAGTATCAGCTATGTCTTTATCTTCACGCAATTCTTTAAATCGTGGTAAAAATAAAGAACTTGTACTTTTTTTCTTGTCAGTAATTACCGACTCACAAGTTACTGTAATTATACGGTTTATTCTTGCTTGCCAATCTTGATGCCTCTCTTTATCTGTAAAACCACTACCTACTGATACTTTTAAAGAACCACACTTAGATTCACACAGTAAAGCACCCAAACAGTCTTCATATTTTGTTCCCTCTTTACCTGCTTGAATATCAACAATCTTTAATTCCACATCCATTTCATTTTTTAATTTAATTTGATCATTGGATGTATGATTTTTCCAAATTAAATTATAATTTTTAAGAACAGCACCTTCTTTACCCTCTGAACGCATTAAAGTATAAAACTCTCTTGCTTCATCAATATTATTTACTTTTTTTGTTTTTATTGTTTTGATAAATCTATGTTTGATTTTTTTAACAGTATTTCTACATTGATTAAATCTTTCAATATATGGTATATTACAAGGAATACCATCATAAAAATTTATAAGTGGTATAACATCCCATACAAGTATGCGTATTTTAGCAGAATCAACTGGTGAACATGTACCATGTAAACATGAATTAATAATGCCATTACCCTTTTTTCTACTAAGTATTAGTATATTATTTTCTATAACAACTAATTCACCCATAAAAACGCCATCTAATTCTGTATTAAATAAGTGTTTTAAATGATTTAATTGATGAACTTCTTTACCATTTCTGGTAACAACTTTAATACCATTTCCATTATTATTGTCAATTATTACATTTACAAAAACCCCATCTGCTTTTTCTTGTACAATAGCAGGATAATCAATATGTTTTAATTTCTTTTCGTTACTACAACGCATATAAGGCACGACAGGAATACAATAAGGAATAGCCTTATTAATTGTTTTTGCTGAAAAACCACACTTCAAATCTTTGTTTACCACACGATGAATTACATTGTATGTTTCATCATCAATATTGCAAAGGCTTCCTAATTTGTAATAATCTTCATTGGTAGCACCTTTTTTATTTGAAAGAGTAGTTAAAAAGGTAAAAATATTATTTATAGAAAATTCGGATATTACTTTTTCTTTTGGTATTTTTTTAATTTTATATTGCATGTAAGGATTGTATGCAAATACTAAAACAGTTTTAAAAGTATCATCTTTAGCATATTTTTTAATAAGTTCTTCTTTTTTAATTTTACTACTTGTTTTTTTAATTATTTCTAATTGTTCATATACCGTTTTTAATGTTTCCATTTAAATTTTTCCTTTATCTTTATCTTTATAATATAAATATTCAACACCACTCATAAGTTTTCCATTTGTACCTACACTGGAAACACTCCAAGTATAATTATTTAAAAAATGTAACCAAGTATTATAATCAGATATATTTAAGTGTTTAACTTTAGCTAAATATTTTGCTAATTCAAATTTTGTTTTAAATGCTGGTGATACAGGGCTTCCTTCTGATACTGTTTCCCATAATTGATAGTATTTACCAGCAGGTGGTTCTTCTAATGTAGCAGAATTTATATAACCCTTCCAAATCTTATTTAATTCCCACGTAAAATCTTTGCTTACACGTTTTAACTCTCTACCCATAATAGCTCCTTTATAAAGTAGTAATTAAAAATACCTTTGTTATCTTGATTAAAGTCTTAACACGTTTTTATTAGGAAGTCAAGAAGTTTTTAATAAAAAAGTGAATTACCTGATATATTATTTAATCTTCACATTAAATAATCGCTTATATTATTCTTAAGTAAATCCCATTCCTTTTGAGACATATCACTTTTACATCTATTTTCAAACCAACTTAGAAACTGTAAATTATCTAAGTTATTAGTACCACCTTTTGACTTTGGAATTATATGATCTAATGATGGTTTCAAATATTTATTGTTAGTCCCCAACCACTTCTTGTAAAGTGTGTTGAATTTCAGATCATTATAAAACTTATTTATGTATTCTTTATACTCATCTGTTGTAAACGGATACCTACCATCCCTGTTTGTTATAGCCCTGTTTATAAATTTAAGTTTTTCGATGTCATCAAACTTCGCCAACCATTCTGATGTAACGTCCCACTTTAAGTGTGCAGACATGTTCTTGTAAAGTGATGCTTTTGGCATTTTTTTACCCTTAACCCAACATTTTCTACCTTTGCATGCCTTAGATATAGCTTTACAATGTGCTTTTGTATGTGCTTTTGTCTTGGCTCTTACTATCGTTATATTTGCTTTAATTAATGTTCTCTTCACATTGTGATGGTCAGTCCCACAGATAATAGCAACCTCTCTTAAAGAGGTAACTCCTGCAATATACTCTTTAATTATTTTATTTTTCATATTTAATTGTACCCCTTATTGTAAAGGTGGATCTGTTATTACTGCATCCACCTTAACACCATCCAATATTAATTGATCCATTACAGTTAAACAATCACCCTTAAATATTTTGATCATTTAAATCACCTTCAATTAAAACATTGTATATTTTAGTATCTAAATCTTTCATAATACAAGGTATATCTTGTTCATTTACAAAACTATATACAGTATTTATCTTTTTCATTTGTCCCATAAGAGAAAAAGTAATGTGTGTATCAAGTACATTAACATACACTTTTATATTAAACACTGGTATATTATAAATAGTAGTATTATCACTTACTATTTGTTTATCACTGTATCCCTTAAAATAATCATCTAAAGCAGATAAAATATCTTTTCTGTTTTTTGCTACATTACTTATTTGTTTTGCTATTAAATTTTTAAAAGATGGTTTAATAACATTTTGTGTACTTATCAAATGCCATTCATCTTTATCAATTATATAAACCATTTTTACTTCTTTATCTTTTATATAATCTGTAATTAAAACTTCATTATCCTTTTCTATTATTGACACATATTTTGTGGTTTTAAAAGGGGGTTGAGCCAGTACCTTTTTTGTTTTTTTATTAACAAAAATATAATTAATAAAATCATGTTTTACTTTTTTCCTGAACATTAAATCATAATTATTTCTTGTAATAATTTCAGAATCTTTTTTAATTATTAAAAAATTGTTTTCCTGTAAATACTCGTGAAATCTATAAGCACCACAATCTTTACAGTAAAATTTATCACAACCAATAGATTTGCAATAAGCCTTATTTTTATATTCAATATAATTAATTTCCATTATTTAGTCCTTTTAAATGCTGTTTTATCAGCATATATTTTATTATTTGATTTTAAACTATATAAATTTTTATGGTAATTATTACAAGTCTTATTATAGCAAGTAAAACACATTAACGTAAAATCAAATTCAACTTGTTTTTTACATATGTTACATATTGGTTTCATTTATCTCCTTTACAAATTGTACTTTAATAAAAAATTAGGGTTAATTACTTTAAAACTTATATCGTCATTTTTAATAGATCTATAGACAAGTCCTTCCATTAAGACTTCGTTATTAATCTTACTCTTTTTATTAGTTCGCTCTGTAAACCATTTTACTGTGTGTATTGACGTATTAAATTGAATTATATTATAAAAAGGAACTTCTGTTAAACCTAACTGATGTATTACATGTGATTTATCATGGAAGTTTAAGTATTTTTGTGTGTCTATATTAAAAATAGAAAAAATATGTAATTGCTTTTGTTTTATATTATATCTATTATTTTGTATATTAGGTCCTATAATTTCACCTTGGATAGCTAAGTTAGTTTTTGTTTGTTTACAGTATTTTTTCAACTTCCTTTCAATATCTAAGTTTTTTACAACAAACCACCAATTAGACATATCTTTTCTTTTCCTCCAAATATTTCTTGAACAAACACCAAAAGCATTATTTATCCAAGGTTTATACCATTTATTTAATTTATTATTATAAAAAACAGTTAAACTTTGACCATCTAATTTTTCCATACAATAAAAGTTTTCACCATTATTTTTTTCTATTATATTTGGTATGTTTTGCAATCGTTCTTCATCTGTTTTAGGTATAAAATCAGGAAAACAACCTTTTAATTTAGGAAAAATAAATAAGTAACATTTTCTAAAAATTTTATACTTCATCATATAATTAACAAATATATTTTTACTCTTACTTCTTTTACACTCTTTGATTTTTTCAGGATCGTATTTAGTGATATTTAATATTGTTGTTAGATCCATCCCCTCTTTAATAACAATATTTTTATCTAATATAGAAATAGGTAAAGCTAACCCTTGTGATATTTGTTTTCTAAATTTAGCTGTTTTCACCTTGAATTTTCTTGGACGCATAAATTCAAAGACTTCTTTCTCTGGCAAAATGGAGTCAACCTCAAAATAAACACAATAATCATTAATTTTGAACTCCCCTTTTTTTACTACACACTCCCAACCTAATATGTAGGCTAATTCTATCCTATCAGCTTTTTTGATTGGTGTTAAATTTTTTATTCTTTGTATTGTAGCTAATTTTCTCACTATAATCTCCTTTATTCAAAATCACCTAATAAAAAAACTATTAAAATTCCAAATCTACTATGCCTTACTACATTACTAAATACTTTAAAATTCATAATCCACCCCTTTGTTTAATTGTTAAGTTTAGTTGTAGTCTTAACACGTTTCTATTAAAAAGTCAAGAACTTTTTAATCTTTTTTATAAAATTATCTTTTTTGTTGGTTGTATCCTCGTAAACTGTCCAAATCTTAGTATTAAGCATACAAACAAAAGATGCTTCTTTTTCCTCTACTTTAGCAAATACAATTAATTGGTTAGGTAATTCTATAACACTTATAATTTCAGTTATATAGTAAGGCATAGGACCTATATCCATACCCTGTTTTATACTCCAACAAGTATTTCCTTTTAAAACATAATTAGAATCAAGGCGTAAAAGATGGTCATACTGATATTCTGGTGATATGTTCAAATTGTTTTGTATGATTTTAAAATTCTTTTTTATTAAATAATCATGGTATTTATAAGCATCACACTCTTTACATTGTGTTTTTTGACACTTAATATACTTACAATATTCAAAATCTTTATATTCATTAAATGTTAATTTCATAAATTAACCTATATTTCTTTTAAAGTTACTATTCTTAGACCAACATTATTAGCCATTCGATATGAAATTTCCATAGAAGAACCCCACCTTTCTTCTTGTTCTGGTGTCATTTTTTTAGTTACAACCCTTGTTATACCTGATTGTATTATAGCACCCATACATTGAGAACAAGGTGGCATTGGGTAAACATATATTGTGCAATCATTTAAACATCTTTTTGCAAATAAAATTGCGTTTAGCTCTCCATGAATTATTTGAGCTAATTTTAAATCTCTATCCATATAATTATCATCGTCAACTCCTTTTGGATAACCATTAAAACCAGTACTAATAATTCTTTTGTCATTATTCACAATAACTGATCCACACTTGGTACTTATATCTTTACTCCAAGTGGATACTTCCTTTGCCAATTTCATAAACCTAAGATCCCATTTTTTATTCATGTTTTTCCTTTTATGATTGTTTGATTGTTTATAGTCTTAACAGGTTTTTATTAAGAAGTCAAGAAGTTTTTAATAAGATACTGATTTTTTATTTAATATTACCACTAAGTGTTTTATAATTAAAATTTAGTGAACCATCAATAAAGATAAGTGTTATATGTTTATCCGTATAGATGTAATCATACAAAGTATCCCCAAAAGCTCTATTATCATAGTCATCATCACAAGTGCTTATATCGGTACTTACTGTTATTCTACTATCAGGCATTTTTAATAATAAATGTGCTAATTCATGTGTTTTCACTTTTTTCTCTTTTTATTTTTTTAGATATTTAGGTTCTATATTAAATTCTTTATATAGTTTTTCTAAAGATTTAATAAGTTTACCTGATTTAGGGTATTCAGGGATTTTTCTTTTAGGATACTTTTTAATAAAAGCCTTTTTTAGCTTATTAAAGCTATTACGTTGCAATTTTAAGGGTTTTGGTGCTTCGGAAGGGTGTATATAAGGATATTGTTTCTTTTCCAAGTAATCAGCCACTCTCCTTAGTATATAAGGCAGGGTATCTTGTTTTATACCATACCTTACACAATTATTCTCACTTTTAGCTATAAATATATTGCATGAGGAGCATAAAACACCTCTTATTTTGCCACTTCCTTTTACTTTTTTACTGTGGTGGTGGTCCAAACAAGCTATTTTAGGTATTCTTTTACAAATCCAGCAAACACCACCTTGTTTTTTTAATATCTTTTCCCTTAGTTTAGGTACATCCTTTTTTCTTAATTGTTTATTCATTATTTACCTTAATTTATAATACCAATTTTCAACATCACGTTCTATTGATTTTATATTATATTCTTTAGCTACCTTTAATACTTTATGTGGTGTAACTCTATTGGGTTTTAAATTAAATTTAGGCGTTCCTTTAAAAGGTAATATAACTAATTTTTTATTCCTATTAATTATTTCTTTACCCTCTTTACTTTTTAATGCTATATATGTTTTTAAATGTGGTTTTAATTCATTCTTGTAATACTTAATAGCTGTTTTTACACCCACACCTTTTACACCAGCAACTTTATCACTTGAACAACCACTCCAACTTTTGATACGTTTCCAAATTTTAGGTTCAATATCAAATTCACGAATAAAATCTGATTTTGTATAATACTTGTTTTTACTTGTTTTAAACATACAAACATTATCTGTTAATAATTGGTACATATCCTCATCGGTGGAAGCTATTATTATTTCATTATCTATATATTTTTTACAAATAGATGCAATAATATCATCAGCCTCTAAGCCACCTACATGAAGTAAATTTCTATAACCAAGATCTTTTAGAATAGTATAAGTAATAATATTAAATTGTTTATAACATTCATCATCAAATGCTTTTTCTTCTGGTGTTTTATCATTTTTTCTATTCCCTTTATAATCAGGATAGATTTCTTTTCTTTTTGATTGTTTACTATCAATAGCAAAAACTATTAAGGTTGGTTTTACTATTGATGTTATTAATTGTAATTTTAATAAAAAACCAAAGATAATACCTGTTTTTATTTTATTGGCACTTAATTTACTTTTGCCTAAACTGAATTTTGCGGCATACAATAATGTTGATGTATCTATCAATAATATACGTTCTTTCATTTATATACTCCATTTATAAAAATACAGGGTAACAACATAAAATAAATTTTATGTTGTTACCCTGTAAAGTGTATATTTTAAATATTAATCATCCCACTCATCATCATCATCATCATCAAAATCGTCATCAAAATCATCATCATCTAAAGCATCATCATCTAAATCATCATCATCTAAATCATCATCATCTAAATCATCATCATCTAAATCATCATCATCTAAATCATCATCATCTTCAAAATCATCAATGACTTCCTCAAAAAGTTCATCCAAGATAGCTAATCGCATTTCATTAATTCTTAATGTTGTTGCAATTTCCAATTCCTCATCTTGAATTACTTTTATTAATTCAGATTTTGTCATTTTGTTAATCATGACTTCTGTTAATTCCACTTCTTCTACAGGTTCTTTCTTTTTTGATTTTTCTTCTTTCTTTTTTGGTTTTTCTTCTTTCTTTTTTGGTTTTTCTTTCTTTTCATTAACCTTTTCTGGGGTAACATCATCAGCTACAAAATTATCAGGAATTAAATCATATTCTTTTTCAATCTGATTTGTTTTGATACTTAATAAATTTTCTAATTTATCAAAAATGTGTAGGTAAGCACTATCCATATCAGCCGAATCTTTAATAGTACAAGTATAACCTGTACTTATTTTGACAGACTCAAAATTGCCTACGTTTATTGTTTTACCAATAGAAGCGGAAACACACCTGTTAAGGGAATATTCAGAATCAATATCAACAGGTTTGCTTTTTTCTATAACAGGTGGAGTTTTTTCAATACTTCTATTATCCACTGTTTCTACATCTTTTGTCTTCTTTACTGCTTTTCTTTTTCTAACTGCCATTTTCATTCTCCTTAATATACTTCTGTTTTCGTAAAGGTTTTAATTCATGCATTACATCAAGAAACGCATCTTGACATATCTGCCTTAATTCAAATTCTTTATTATTATCTTCGATAAAATCAATCAATTTTAATTGACTTATAGTATCTTCTACAAACCCTTTTGTATTAATTTTATTTTTAGGACCTTTCCAAGGTCCTTCATCAATCAAAAAATTAATACATGATGTAATGTCATCAACACCATAATCTCTTAATACAGGAAAAAATGCCTCCCCATGATTACCTGTTAATTTATTTTTTGTTATTTTTGCTTGTATTTGTGTTGTAACAACACGTTTACCTTTTTTTTCTGTTTTTTGTTTTGCTAACCAAATTTCGTGACAGGCATAAAATTTAAGTGCTTTACCACCTGCTCTTGTTTTGGGTGTAAACATAGCCCCAAAACCAATATTATCTCTTGTTTGTGAAATAATAATTAAAGCAGATTGTTTCTTTTTTAAATCTTGTATTCTGTTTTTACAAAAATCAGAAAAAATCTTAGCTTTACCATCACCGTAAGAACCTTTTATTTTATTTCCTTTATCCCTTTGTTGTCTGTTATCTTCATCCTTACTTACAAAGGCTTCTGATGTTAAGGCATCAAAAGAATCAAGTACATAAATAAAAGGTTCATCTGATTCTAATGCATGAGCAACATTATCATTAAAATCTTCAATGGTTTTGCTAAACACATCATTTTCATCAATAACTTTTGGTGCTTCAATACGCTTTTTTACATTTTCACCAAAAAGGGTAGCAATATCAAATTCATTAGCAGCTTCTGTATCATCATAAATAAATTTATAATCATCAAATTGTGCTAATTTGGAACATTCTGCAAACATTGTGAGCATCAACTGGCTTTTCGATGATGATGAGTCACCTATGATATTTGTCATTTTTCCAATTTGATATGCACCATCAATAGACCCAGAACATTCCAGATTTAATGTTGTAGATCCTGATGGTAATAGAATAATAGGTTGTGGATCACTTTTTTTATTATCCACAACCTTTTTTATACCATCTATGGCTTTTTTAATTTTTTTAATTTTTTTAATTTTTTTCATAACTCACCTTAAAATGGTATGTCATCATCATCATAATCTTCATAGTCTTCCTCTGTAGGTTCATCTACAGGTTCATATGTTCTTACAGTTTTTTTCTTTTTCTTTTTACGTCTGCGAGATGGTTTTGTTTCTTCTTCTTGTTGTTCAATATAAGGAGCTTCATCAGATTCAGATGTGCCGTGAAAAGCTGAATCTATTTCTTCATATGTTGGGTGCATTTTTACAATACTATCAAGAGGGAATGCTTTATCTAAAATAGCATCAGGTATTTTTCTATCTCTATCAATTAATTTATGTCCAATATATGTTGTATCTCTACCAGCCCCTTTTCTTGTCCAAACAATAGATTTACCATTATCGAAATCCGAAAACTCTTCGTAACCACCACCTCTTGGTAATTTTGCAACTTCTGCAAGTTTTTCTTCCATAAGATAATGTGAAGCGTGAAAAATTTGTAAACCTTTTTTCTCTTCCTCACGACTGTCATGTACCCATACAAGATATAAAACTCTTCGTTTTGTTCTTAATGCTGACCACTCTTCCTTTGGCAATCTATTTGCCTTTATATACTCACAAATAGGACAAGGTTTACCAAAATTTTCATAAGGGCAAATAAAAGGTGCTTTCATAGAACCCACATTCATATGGACTTCTAAATCCAAAACATAATCCAGATCACCCTCCTCTGTAATTGGTTGATCATTTTCGTCAAAAGGCATATCTTTACCAACCTCCCAAGGGATTATATCAATTATGTGCTCACCCTCTTTGGATGTAAAAAATTCAATACCTTCTGGTATTGCTTCTTTTTTAAAAAATGTAGGGAATCTACTACCACTTTTTTTTTGTGTTTTTTGGTGTCTTGTACTAATACTTTTTCTTTTTTTTCTCATTCTGTCTCTAAAACTCATGTTATTCTCCTTTAAATTTTTTTGTTTGTTGGACTCATTAATGGTCAATTAAACTTAATCTTTTTGTTTCTTTTTCCTCCTTTTTAAATTTTGTTTTTGCATTAAATGATTCTCACTAACTTTTTTATTTTTTATGTCCTTTATTATATTTCGTGGTTCTGAATGAAACCCTGAAATCCTTAAAGAAACAATATTACTTAAAGCATGTTTTCTATGTTCAAAACTTGTTTTAACTCCTGCCATTAAATTGGCATCTTTAGATGCTTTTAATGTTTTGTATATTATTTTTTTATATTCATCTTGCATAAGAATTTTATTTTTAATGGCTGTTTCAGTTGGTTTACTTTCAAACCCAAATGATTTCCAATCTTGCCTGATTTTTGTATCTAATTGTGCATATATATATTCTGTTTGTATTTTACACCTATCTCTTACAAAGATGGATGCAGCATATAAATCATTATAATACATATTTAAACTTGGCTGTTCTAACCACATTTCCTCTATATTATTTTCATTAATTTTTATGTCCTCATCATAATTTCTTATTGCATTTTTCATTCTAATCTCTCCTTACCTAAAACACAACCGAAAGACTCCATAACATAAAGTGTTTTTTGAAAACGTAAATCAACATTAGTTAATCCTAATGCCTCTTTTAGTAATACACAAAAACCACCAAATTGTTGCTCTTCTTCTTTTTTTGTCATACATGAATGCCATATAGCTCTTTCAAATGATTTGCAATTTTTACAACGAATCATTCACTTATCTCCATGACAGCTTTTTTACAAGCTATAATAAAACCATTTTTTCCTGAATCAAAAAAATTCTTTTCAAATTTTTCTGCCATAAAAACAACATCTTCCTCATCTGAATTAAGTATAACTTTGGTTAAATAACCTAATACAGCTCTTCTTGAACTTTCAGGATCACCATCAAACTTTTTCAATAAATTCTTTAATTTATACCATCGGTTTTTAGCACTCATTTGAAATTGACAAAGAACTCTGCAAATTTCAATTATCTCTGTATTATCTGCACCTGCACTTTGTAAAACACTTATAGCTTTTTTTTCATCTGTTTGGTCTATTACAAGATCTAAGTACTTTAAAGCAATTCCTGGTGATCCATCAGATAAGTCAATAATTTTATCTAATACGGTATCAGGAACGGTTGTTACTTTTTCTTTTTTAATTGTACGTAATAGAATGTTTTTTCTTACTTGTGCATCTTTTAATGGTAGTAATTTATAATTATGGCATCTACGTACTACTGTATCTAATAAGTTTTCAGGGTTGGTTGTACAAATTATAAAGTGTACATGTTTTGGTGGATTTTCTAAAGTATCTAATAATGCCTGTTGTGATATTTTTGGTACATTATTAAACTCTTCTAAAAGAAAAACTTTCTTTTTGCCCACCATTGGTAAAAATTGGCAATCTTCTTTTAATTTTTTTATGCCTGCAATCGTTCTATCAGATGATGCATCTTTTTTAACAAAATCCATTTTGGAACAACCTAATGCTTTGGCAATAATATATGACAAAGTTGAATTATGATTCACAATCCCACCACCAATAAATGAGTGTGTTTTAGGTATTGTAAAATCATACACTGTTTGTTTTTTATCCTCTGATATAGTTTTTATTTTATCATAATAGTAATGATTTGTGTATATGTCACTTAATTGTTGTTTTAAAATAGATAATTCTTTTAATTCAGGCATTTTAGAAAAATTATCTATTAATTTTTCCAATCTTTCAAATGTCATACCATCATATATATTTGCACCAACAAATAATTTATTAGAAAAATATTTACCACCTATTTTAAATTTACCACTTTTATTCACTTTTAAATATTTTGAAATATAAGTTTTAATGTACAAACCTAAATTTGGTATAATGTCGTTATTAGGATTTCTTATTACTTTTTTTAATTTGTCATATTTTAAACTATCAAATAAAATAGTTTTCCATAAAAAATCCAAATTTTGTGACCCAACAGCCACAGTCCAATAAGTATGATCATAGACTTTTGTTTTGATTTTAACATCTGTTTTTGGTTTTAATTTAGAAACTATACCAAAATTTAATAATATTAAATGAACTTGTTTAGCAAGTACTTCGGATGCAGTATAATATTCAAAAACCATACCACTAAAGTAAGAATCACAATCAAAAAGTGTTCTTAAAAATATTCTTTGCATTTCTTTCTTTGATTCTAAAATACAATTAGGAACTACTTTATACCTTGCTGTTTGGAATCCTGTTTTAAATAGTGTATTTATAAATGTAGCAAATTGAGTGTTACTTACTCTACATACACCACATATATTACTATTACTATTACTTACAGATGTTGTACAACCATCTACGTGTAATTCATCACATTTATTTACAAAATCAGCTTGTATTTTACTTGAATTTGATGAAAATAAAAAACCACTCGATTTGTTTTTGTTTTTGTTTTGTGATCCATTAGCTATTAAATACCCTAATATAGCTGATAAAGCACAATTAACTTCACAAGGTGATCTGAATGTGTGTCCATTCCCATCCATTTTATCTTTCACATAAGAAAAGTATAAAGGAGAATTACTTTTTGAAAATAAATTAATATCTCTGTTTATACATGTATAATCTGTTGTTTTTACATCTTTTAAATGTTTATACACATGTTCTGCTTTATCAACATCATAAACAAGCACAGGGTGTTTATATGTTCCTGTAACACCATACCCATATTCTGTTACAATTTTTTTAGTTTCACAATTTTCTTCTTTATAAAAATGTGATGTGGTATCTATTTCATTTTTAGAAGCCACACTTATTTGTAAATCAGAAAAACCTAAAGGAGCATTAGGTGCAAATGACTTTATTGTTTTCATACCTAATTCTGAAAAAATATAAGTATCATCTGATACACATTTGCCGCATCCCGAATTTCCAGTAATTAAAAAAGCTCTTGGTGGGTTCTTTTTAATTACACTTTGGATTGATTCAATAGTACTTTTATTACCAACAAAAGTTTTAAAAGATTTTGGTCTGTAATCATGTTGTAATGACATATTTTATACCTTTATGTTGTTCTCATTCTACAAGTTTCCATAATATTTGTAGTACACAAATCTTTATAGGAAGTAAGACACGTTCCGTCTTTATCATTCCTATACTTACAATTTAAGGTTTCTCTTTGATGTTCACCCCATTGTAGTAATAAATTACCTATATATCTTGATCTTGATATACCAGCTTTATCAGCACTTAATTGTAGTTTGGCTTCTAATTGATCTGGTATTGTTATTGATATAGTTTTACTCATATTAATCCCCTTTTTATAAAGATTTTATTAAATCCTCTTTTGATTGAAAAAGAAGATCTGCTTGCACGTTTACGTAATTATCTTTTCGCCACTGATCCATTGATTCACTTAATTCATAAAATATTTGTGTTTCATCAAATGAAACAGCAACTTCTTTAATTAGAAATATAGATAACTTTTTTATTTTATTATTTACTATTACCCAAACGTGATCAAATATTTTATGTTTTACTTTTGAACACTGTTTGTTTACTTCTTTATTAATAATATCATCGTAAATTAGATCATCACGATATACCTCTGCATCACCAAAAACATGTGTATTACCAGAAATTTTAGCTTTTCCATATACCAGTGAAATATCATAAACCTGTGCATTCCCATAAATTTTTGATCGATCAAAAATTTTAGCACTATTATATATTTTTGCATTTCCATATACCATTGCATTTCCATATACCATTGCATTCCCATAAATTTTTGATCGATCAAAAATTTTAGCACTATTATATATTTTTGCATTTCCATATACCATGGCATTCCCATATACCATTGCATTATCATAAATATATGCACTTCCAGATATTATAGCATTATTTCGTACTTGTGCACTCCCAAAAACTCGTGTATTATGTTGTATATGTGCATTTTCAGATACTACAGCATTATTATAAACACATGCATTATTATATACCCAAGCTCTATCTTTTAAATTACTTTCTTTTTCAATATACCCACCTAATTGACCTTTTTTTACATAACCAAAATCTTTAATAGCTTGTATTTGTCGTAAGTATATATTTTCTTTTTTACCATTTTTAACAACTTCTACTTGTCTAACAAAACTTGTTAGAATGAAGTGTGAGTCACTTTTCATAAGCAAAATCCTTTCGTAAATGTTATTATTGATTGTTATAACTACGTATAACACGTTTTTATTAAAAAGTCAAGAAGTTTTTAACGTATTTAAAAAATTAATTGCCTTATACCCTCTGTAATTTTTCACTTTCATTGTTATATTTTTTGCATCCTGAATAGACATAAAAAATCCAGACTTGACTTCCCAAGTAGAATTTGAAGAAACACTAATTATAGTTTTATTTTCAACCTCTTCATTAAACCAATCAAAATAACTTGTTTCAATGTTTAAAAAAGTGTGTAACTTCTTTGCATCTATTTTTTCTGTATCTTTATCGTATAATTCATTTACAACCAAAATTGCCACCAGTTTTTTTTAGATTTACGTATTCTCTGTAGTTTTGACTGATATTCACAAACAATAGTAGCCAACATAAAATCGATAGTTATTCCTTTCCTAACTTTATCACTTGCAATATCAAGTTTGTTGATTGCTTCATGTGTGTAATCATATACTTCTATTAATTTTTCACGCTCTGATTTTGTTGCCTCGTACATAATCACCCTTTCATATATAATCAACTATGTTGTGTTTATTCTTTGTTTCACTTTATTAAGAATATAACAGGTTTTTAATCAGTTGTCAAGAATTTTTTAATTTAATTTTATATTTTTTTAAATTCAACCCTTTCATCCCATTCAGCCAGTTTACCTTTATTCCACTGATTAATTGGACGTAAATAACCTACAATTCTTGAATAAACTTCACAAGGATTATATTTTTCCAATGTTTTATTTTTATCGTAACAAATATTACACTTATAAAATAATTTTTTAGGTTCACGGTTTAAATTTTCAGGTTGATAAACTGCTCCACCTGTAATAGTTATTTCACCTTCATCATCAAGATTACAATAAACAAAAACGTCTTTTTTACAATCATGACAATTACCTGAAAATATAATTTGATTTGCATCATTGTCTTTAAAATACTTTCTTATTGTTTCTAATTTCATTTTATTTCCTTTTTTATAAATATTTCTTTTTATTATAACAAACATTACACTTATAAAATAATACACTTTTTTGGGTGGTTGATAAATAGTATTATTTGTAATAGTTATTTCATCACTATCATCAAAACAAATAGTAACATTTTACAATCATGGCAAATATCTGTAAGTTCAATTCTACTTCCTTTTTATAAAGAAGCAATTAATTCTTGTTTACTTCCAAAAACATATCTCTCTTTATATGTCTCATATATACTATTATTCCAATCCTCTCTTGTTTTACTTAACTTATAAATAGTATCAATTTCATTATTATAGAAAGCATCAGACATTCTTTCTATAACTTCAAAAACAATTAATTTTTTTACTTTAGCATCTCTGATAAGCCAAACTTCATCATTAATATTGTGTCTTTTTTTCTTTATAATACTTGTTACATCTTGTTTTTCTTTTGTTTTATTTTTTGTGTTTAAATTACTTATAATAACATCATTATTATGAACTTTAGAATAACAAGATACTTTTCCTTTTCCGTAAACTTCTGCATGATCAAAAATTTCAGCATTTCCACAAACTTCACTATTACCATATACTTTAGCACTATTGTAAATACAAGCGTTATCAAAAACTAAAGCATTTCCAAAAACTTCGGCTATATCATAAACCTTAGCATTACCATAAATTTTTGCATTACCATAAATTTCACTATATCCAAAAATTTTTGCATTAGATGCTACTACAGCATTTTGATAAACCCGACTATCACCATATACTTTAGCACTATTATAAATACGTGCATTATCTTCTACTTGTGCACAATTAAATACTTTAGCACCAACAATTTCAACACTTCCTGTAATTATGGCATTATCATAAACACGGGCAACACCACCTACAGTAGCATCATCACGTATTATAGCACTTCCATATACTTGAGCATCATGAAACACTTTTGCATTATGTGTGATAATAGCATTACCATACACTTTAGAAATGTGCAGTATTCTTGCCATCCCAGAAACTATAGCATTATCATAAACTACTGCATATGGGTAAACCCAAGCATTACCTGATAAATTACTTTCTTTTTCAATATAACCACCTAATTGACCTTTTTTTATATCACCAATATCTTTAATAGCTTGTATTTGATATAGTGTTTTAATCTCTTTTTTGCCATTGTTAAATACTTCTATCTGTTTAACATGATTTGTTAATTTGTAATTTTTCATTTATCTCTCCTTTTATATAATTGCTTTATATTTACCTTCTTGAATATCTGTTATAGAAATTTCACTCATTTCAGTAAAGTTCCCACCATTTTTACCTAATTTAGATATTTCTATTTCTGAATCCATTGGAACAACCATCCACTTAAATTTATTATGTAAATTAGCAATAATATCATGTACAATAGTATGGTATGTTACAATTTCATTTTCTGGTACAATAGCCAAGCAAGAATCATGTATCTGTCCTATTAATTTTGTTTTCATTTTGTGTTTACGTAAACTCTTATATAATACAATTAAAGAATCAAGTAAAAGATGAAATGAAACAGATTGTATGGGATAATTACAGCATTGATTTTTTGACATATAACCCGTAAATCTAAATCCAAAGTGGTTTTCAATATAACCATAATCTTGATATTGCTCGTATATGTCATTTTTCCATTGTGTATATTGTGGAAATCTATCATACCACATTTTCTTTTCAACTTTTTTCAGATGGTCAAGAAAACTTCCAGGTGTTACAACACCTTGTATTATCTCTCCAAGCTCGTAAATACCTTTTTCATTTGTGTAATCAAGTACTGATTGACCTGTTGGTAGTTCTAAATTACCATTAATAACATTTTCCCACAAATTTGTACCACAAGGTAGAAACCAGTCTCCATAAAATTGAGCAAAAGTCCAATTATTTTTAGCAAAAAATCTTATCATTTTTGCTTTCTTTTTCTGTTCCTTATTATAATTAGGATCGTTTAACATGTCTTTTGGTAATTGCCAAATATCTTCGGCAATATCTCTATGCATGTCTGTTTCAGGGTTTTGTAAATAATGAATAAAATTAGGATCACGATGACAACTTGCAGAACCAATAATTTCACTTCCAGAAAAATCCGTTTCTGAAATAACACAATTTTTAGGTGCAAATAAACCTTTTCTAACTAAATTAGATATTTCAGGATCTCTTTTTGGTATATTTTGAAATGAAGGACTACTTGCACTTGATCTGTATGAAACAGGTAAGTGTAAATTAAAAAAGGGATGTATTTTATTACTTACAATCTCTCGTTTAAATTGCCCCAAGTAAGTACCCTTTGCTTTTTCGTATTTTTTAATATCTAAGAGTTTATCTACAAAGGGTAGTTTAAGTGTCTCTAAGGTAGGTTTATCTGTCTTGTAATTACCTTTAGAAGTCTTTATAGCTGGCTTACCCAAAACCTCGTAAAACAGCTTACCTAAGTCTTGATTTGACTTGATTTTAATATCTCTTTTATACTTTTCTTTAAATTTTGTGGCTTCTCTACCTGTCATTAATTCTGTTTCTAATTTTTGTATTTTTTCGTGCAAGTAAACATCTGTTTGTTCATAATAATCAGCACTTGCAGGTATTCCATTATGTTGCATAATAGCCATAATATCTAACCCACGAATAAAGAAATTATAAGCACTTAATAATTCACTGTTTTTTCCTAATTTACCCATTAATTCGTCATATAACATATATGTAAAGATACAATCCAAGCCATTATAAATCAATAAGTCGTTAAAGGGGGCTTCCTCAACACTGTTATAATCACTTGCTTTTTTTGCCTTTAAGTATTTTTGAATATGTTTATCATATGGTCTTACACCATAATTTACAAATGTTTGGAATTTCAATCCTAATATGCCACTACGGTTGTCTAAAATGTGCAAAACTATCATAGGATCAAAAAAACATTTGGGTTTTGCTTTGAAAATTTCCATTGACCAGATTTTTTCAAATTTTTCGTTATAAGCTATTTTATTTATTTTATCATCTCTTAAAATTGTTTGCCATAATGTGTAAATTTCATTACGTTCTTTTTCTGTCCAAAAAGTTTTATAATCAAATGGAAAAGCAAATGCTTTTGTCATACTTACGGCAAATGCTATTGTTACTATTTTTTGTCTATTTCTATATGGTTTTAAACCTGTAGTTTCATAATCATAAGCTATTTTTGTTTTGTTTTTTATTACTTTAGTTAAAATACGTTTTAATTTAGTAAAGTCAGTAACAACAGTAACGTAAGATTCATACTTTTTGTTTTTAAGAAAAGGTCTTTTCATTAAATAACATGCTTTTGTAACATCTCTTTCGTATTGTCGATACATACCACTATCTTTATCATTATCTAAAACATAACGTGGGTGTAAAATGGGTATAATATTACACTTATATTTTTCATCAGGAATACAATACATTCTCCAACGAAAAATACTTCTATTAGAAAAATCTTCTCCAAATAATGATGTTACAGCCACATCTCCACATAATAATATTGTTTTGGGTTTTAATTTATATATAAGTTTTTCTAATGCTGGTCGGCAACAATTTATTTGTTTATGATTGGTTTTTATATGTGAATAACATTTAACAGCATTTATTTTCCAACAATCTTTATTTAAAGATATGTTTTGTTTTCTTAGTATTTTATTTAAAAGAAATCCTGTATCATCAACAAAAGCACTTCCATAAGTCATTTCCTCATTTAATGTTGATTCTCCTATAACAAGAATTTCTTTTTTACCCTCTCCTGAAACTTCTATTTTAGGTGCTTTATTTAAATCACATTTTTTACAATTTGGCTGTAAATGATTAGGGTTTACCTTTATTTTTGCATCGTTTAATTCCGCTGTATTGAATAAATCCATAATTATTCTCCTATTATTTTTCTACGTTTATTTATAAATTTAGTCACTTAAAAAGAAGCCACAAAACAACAACTAAATATAATCCAAACTTACTCCTTTTTATCAAAATAACCAGTCGCTACTATCATTTCCTTTATTTTTTGCAATCCAATTAATGTGAATTTTTCCCACTTAATATCTTTAATTTCTTTACATAATTCATTTTTACTTTTTATATTTTGTAATTTTTCTTCCTTTTCTTTTGTGTATTCTATTAAATGTGGTGAATAACTCCAAGCCTCACGTTGTCCTGTATATGTTAATGTTGCTTTTGAAAACCTCACTTTGTTTACAATTAGCAATGTTTTTGTTACTCTATCTATTTTTTGAACCACATCTAAATGATAGTGATTTGTTACTATCACTTTATCACCTTTTTTTAACTTATGTACCCAATCATTCATTTTTTCCCCCTTAATTTAAAAAACAGAACATTCAATATCAAAACGTGCAAAAGCTGCTTCTTTTTCTTTTTCACAATTATAGGTTTTAATTGATTTCATAAAAAGCTCTAAATTTGTTTCAGGACCACTTAATACAAGCTCATCAAAACATTCATTGCAAATATAACCATATCTGCAAGACCTATAACACATTATATTTTTACAACCATTTCTTGCACAAGACATAACACTCATTTTCAATTAACTCCCTTCAAATATAAAACATTGAGATGCTTCATTTAATCTTTGACTGGCTATTTTACAATATTTTTTTTCTTTTTCAATACCAATAAATCTTCGATTATTATTTAAACAAGCTACACCTGTTGTTCCTGACCCTGTAGTAAAGTCTAAAACAAGTTCATTTTCTTTTGAATATGTTTTAACTAAGTATTCTAATAAACGAACAGGTTTTTGTGTGGGGTGTAAGTTATTTTTTTGACTTGCATTACTTACTTTTATTATACTTATAGGATGTCTATCTTTATAAGTATATATTTTGTTACTTTTATGTTCCCCAAGCATAGTTTCACCACTACCATAATTTTTTGATTTTTTTATTGTACTCCTTTTTGTTTTTTGACTATTATAAGTGTCTTTGTTACCATTAAAAATTATTATATTTTCATGTACACGTAAGGGTTGACTTTTTATTAAGAAAATATTACCTGCCTTTTTTTTATTCCAAACCCAATCATAACTATAATTTTTAATGTTACTCATACGTAAGTGACTACTGAAAGGTTCACTTCCAAATAAAACTATTGTTCCTTTATCTTTAATAAGTTTATATATTTTATTCCACATAGGTTCAAATGGAATTAATGAATCCCATGAACAAGCAGTAGTACTAACTCAACCATACGGTGGGTCTGTGATAATAGCATCACATATAATGTTTTGTGATATTAGATAGTCCATGACATCTAAGCAATCACCATTATACAAACTATAGCTATCATTAATAACCACACCGTATGGTATTTTCTCCTTAATGTTTTTTTTATCCATGTATTAGATATCCCATAACATTCTCACCTATCAATCTATCCATAATTTCAAGGCAATCACCATTGTACAATCTAAAACGTTTATTCATACGTTTCCGTCTCTTGTGTATTAAATAAGGCTGCTACTATTATTGCCGTATCAGAAACACCCTTTAGAAGTGTACTATCCTCGTTAATCTCAAAGTCTGTACAATTCTCTACTAAGTTAGCAAAGTATTCAGGATTAATTTTAAAAATTAATTCATCATCACTATAATTTATTTTAGCTTGTGTTTTAATTGTTCCTGACTCTGCATTAATACTTAATTGGATTTTGTTATCTCTTAACTTTACCTTAATAAAAGTCAAAAAATGGTCTGTAAATGATGCTGTAAGGGTTATATCATCAAGAATAGATGCATAAATATTGAATTTCTGCCCCGTAAATGATGTTATTTTCTGCAATGATGGTAACTCACCATCAGTTTTTCTTATAGAAATAACCGATATATCATTTTTAAAGTGATACCAATTTTCAGATATAAAATATTTAGTGGGTTTAATTTCTACTATTTTTTTAACAGTAGTACACATTAATAGCATATCATCGACTTCTATCTTACTTGTTGTGGTAAATGCTTGTTTTTTATCCATTGCACTTATAATACCATCCTTAACACCCACGCAAGCTAAAGAACTATCAAAGTCATCACTAAGGCAATATTTTGATGCAACCAAGATATTTTCCAAGAAGTCATCTGGTATATTGGTATAATCATCACTTGTACTTTCATCAACAATACTATTTATATAAGTATTATAATCATCAATAACTTCTTCTAACTTAAAGTTAATATTTGACGTTTTTGTTTGTAAATTAATATTGTTATCTTTTTTACTGAATTTAATTTTATTGTTTTTTATTTTAGAAACAATATTTATTAAATCTTTACCTTTAATCCAAGCATCAAATGATGTTTCCAAATCTGTTTGAATACACATAGATTGGTCACTAATCATTACTTTTTCACCAGAAAAGTAAATATATTCTGATGCAGTGTTCATTCCATTTGGATTCAATGCTGGTTTAACAATATTTAAAGCATCTTTCAAATCGTTAATATTCATTTTCACCTCTTAAAATAAGTTTTTTATTACATTAATTTTATTATTCTTATTATTTATACATTTTAAAATATGTGCAATTACACACACTGTAAAACCATTACCTAATACTTTGTACCTTAAATTATCACTTAATAAATGTGTGTAATTATCAGGAACATTTTGCAATCTCTCAAATTCTATTGGTGTTAATTTCCTATAATTCATTTGTTTATCAAGTAAAGTATGTTCTTTCAATGAATAAGTGGCTGTTAAACAATTCATTTTACCATCTATTCTATGTATTAATTCTTTACCTCTTCTTGGCGAAAAATCAGTATTATACTTTTTTTGATAATCTTTTCTTATACTTTTGGCTTCTCGTGTTCTTCTTTCGGTGAAAGCAACAACCATATTTTGTTTTTTAGCTTTTTCAATATTTATATCTTTAGCTGTTAAAAAATACTTTGTATTAACATCATTTTCAATAATATCTTTAAGAAAAATATGTTTGTTTTTTGGTTGTGTAACATTTGGTATGTTCGTCCAATACAATCTTTTTCTTTTTTGGGCAGAAACTAATGTACTATCTATTTCTATTGGATGAACACCTAAATATTGTGTTATTGTATCACTCCATTTTTTTTTCATTTTTACGTTTTCTAATAAAAAATATTTAGGTTTTATTTTTTTTAAAAGTTTAACGTAATCAAAAAATAATTTACTTCTTGGATCGGTAAAATTCAATTTTTTCCCCGACTGTGAAAAACCTTGACAAGGGCTACCACCAATAATCAAATCTATTTGTGGTAACTTATTGGTATTTATTTTTGTAATATCACCAATCTGTATTGTATTAGGATAATTACTTTGCGTAACTTTTATTGCAGATTTATCTGTTTCAGATGCAAAATAATTATCAAATACAATACCAGCATATTCAAGAGCAATTTGAGCACAACTTATACCATCAAAACAAGAAATGATATTATTTAGATACATTTTTTTCTACTTTTTCCTCCTTTTCTTTTTTTGCTTTTTCTTTTTCCAACCATTCAATTCTATCACTTAGGAACACACACATTACATTGATAGTTCCTCTTGGAATTAAATATAAAAGGTTAGCATCATTTAATTCAGTAAAAGATGCCATGAAGTTCATTATTGATTGTTTTTTTGATTTACTTTTTTTGATTTTCTTTAATTTATTTTCAACCAAAATTTTATTTAAGATGTTGGAATGTTCCTTAAATTTCTTTTGGCTGACCTTGTTAGGATCATTTGGTTTTTCTTTATTTTTATTAACTTCCTTTACATCTTTTTCTTCCTTAACTTCCTTAACTTCCTTTACATCTTTTTCTTCCTTTACATCTTTTACATCTTTTTTCTTCATTTTAGTCCCCTTTTTTGGTACAGTATATGGTACTGGTAATTGTAATGTATGTTCACTTAGCAAAACCTTTTCTGCCTTAGTAAATACATCACAAGAGTTATACACGTTACAGTAATGGCAAATTTCGATTATAGTTTGATACCCTTTTATAGGGCACTTAAACGTACAATCTTTATTTACTAATAATTCCTGTAAACTACGATCACTTTTGATTTTCTTAATTTTTTTCATAATTTTAAGGTGTGGTGTAATTTGATGGTTACGATCCATCTATTATAATAATTGAAGAGTCGTTATCTGTTCAATCTTTATTGTAAAAACAACTTAACACACTTCTTTGTTTGTGTCAAGCCTTTTTTTTAAACACTTAATAAAATTTTAATCACCTTTTATTAAGTATTTAATAACCTTGTAACACAATAAAATCAATCTGTCAAGTTCTTTTTATTAAAAGGAGCAAAAATATTTTGAGAATTATTGGTGTAAGAATCTAACACAACTTGTCCTGCACTTAAATCTTGTAAAACAGTACATGTTTTATTATATATTTTATTTTTTGACTTTGTTATACTAAAATTTAAAACCCCTTGTTGTTTTTCCTCATTATTAGCGAATAAACCACACATAAAATCAATATATTCATTATCGGGATAAAATTCACTACTTACTTGTTTATAACTTTCAAAGGCTTTTTTATTAGCTTGTGTTACAGTTATCACTAAACTATTAGTTAATTTAGCAAGATCTGATAGTGCTTTCCAAATAAAATCTGGTTTACTAATATATTTATCATCCAGTTGTAAAATATCAGCATAATCTACAATTATAATATCTGCAAAGAAGTTATTATTTGCTAATGCTCGTAATTCTTTGAAAATATCATCATATTTTAATGTGTATTTAGGGTAAACACATACACGACCATATGTATTTAATATTTTCAAATCTGGTATATATTTTCTAATTGTATCTATATTTTCACTCTCACGAAAAATAGGAACATGATAAACAGACTCTTTATAATCATATGATTTACCTTTACATTTTACACAAGGTTCATGTCTTTTACAATGTGATAATTCACCATCATCCAAAACAACTACAGTAGATGCTCTATTATCACACTTTCCATTTTGATTATCTATGCAATCAAAAACAGGTTGATGGTAAAAACCTTCCTCATCTACCATTGGTACAAATAACTTATTAATTCTACGTAAAATATCATCCTCTGTCATTTTATTAGAAAAAAAGACAACCTTTTTCTTTTGTAAAATAGCTTGTTTAAAATGTTCTAATAAAACGAAGTTCTTACCAACCTTTGGTAATCCTGAATAACAAATAAGTTCTGATTTATTAAAATCACCTAAATAATCTCCCAAATCACCTGTTAATTTTAAACATGGTTTTTTCTTCATATATATTTCCCCTTTGTGTTATATACAATTAATCCTTCTAAGTGGGCTTGTCCTGTTTTTAAATCTTGTAAAACTAAACATGATTCATTTTCAGAAAAGAAACCCTCACGTCTATCTGTAATTCCTAATTCTATTATTCCTTGTTCTTTTTGTTCTGCTGTTTGGTTTATACCCACCATTAAATTTACATGCCTACTTTTACCATAAAAACCCCCTTGATGTGAACTGTTTAATCTTGTTGAGTCTAACCCTGCTTTATTTGCTTGTGTTGCTGTTACAACTAATGTTTTTGTTTCACCAGCTAATTGTGCTAATAATTTCCATTGTTCATCTACTAATCTATAATCATCAAATGATGAATCTATTTTTAAAATATCAATATAATCTATTATAAGTTTATCAGGAACAAAATTCTTTGTTCTTGCTAATTTACTTAAATCAGAAATCATGTTTTGATATGATAATGAATATTTAGGATGTACACTTATTTTTATATACTTTTTAAATAAACGCTTAAATTTTTCTTTTATTTTATAACCCTCAAACTTTTCAAGTATAGGTCTTTTCATATAAGATGTATATAAAGTATATTTGTATTTATCTGTACCCTTACATTTTTTACAAGGTACATGTTTTTTATCAAACATAGGCATATCATCCCCATCCAAAACAATAACTGTTGATTCTCTATTATTACAATCACCATTTTGATTTAACTTACAATCCAATTCAGGAAAGGGATATTCATGGTTGTCTGAAAACTCTCTTGCTTCATCCATATTTATCATAGGATAAAATGCTTTTAATACACGCATAAAAATTTCTACCTCTGTCATTTCTACAGACCAAAATACTGTTTTTCTCTTTTGTGCTACGGCTTGTGCTAAGTGTTCTATCAACCAGAAACTATTATGTACAATAAAAGAATCGGAAATAAAGTTATGGTGTTCTGCAACTTCTAAATCGTACATTTTAACTTTACCTAACTTTTTTATACTTTTTATTGAATCCCATAATAGATCAGTGTGTAATACAGGTTGATCTCCAACAGTTCTTTTAAATGCTTTTTTTGATACATGTTTTCCAGTATTAAAAGCTATTCTAAATGACTCATTATTAAATCCTTTTCCAGATTCACGTAATTCCTTCCCATATTTTAGAACATACTCATGTGGTATTACATCTATGTAATCACGTTTATCTACCAATTCAAATGTTAATTTCTTTGCTTTTTCTGCTTTATGAAAAGAAAAACCAATATGTTTCATAAAAGCAATAATAGATTTATTGCTTGACAATACAATTTCATAATATTTTGTGTTATTAACTATCCTTTCACGTATTTTTCCAAATATATTGAATCTTGACAAACAAGATACTACTTGATTACAAAGCATAAAACTTTTTGTACTATAATCAATTTGTACACAATTTCGATCTTTCCAAATAGAACCATCACAAGTAAATAAAACATTTAAAAATTCGGATATACTTTTATTATTACTTTTTAAAACAAAATCAGGAATAAATTTATCAGCCGATAATTTATATTGCAAACCTAATTTTTGTATAAATCTGTATGTTTGTGTTCTATGTAATCTTAAAATACAACCATTATCAAATATTGTGTATTTATCTGTTTCATGTAAATTTTTACAAAAATCAGCCATTACATTAGGTGAATGTTTTGTGAAACTCATACCTTCGCCTAAATGACCATCAGCAAGTAAATAGGCTAAAATGCGTAATTCTGATTTTTTTACTATTTTATGAGAATAACAAGGTTTATGTTTGCACAAGCCAACTCTATCCCCCACTTGTAAATCTTGCAATTTCTTATACCCCATTGGTGTATAAAATTTATGATCTATTGCTACTTTTGTTTTTCTACCTGATTTTGTTGTAACCTCGTATTCTGTTTTTTCCCCACAATACATCCAATCAATAACTTTCCCTTTTACAATTTTATCTTTTTCATTTTTACATAAAACATTTACTATCTTTTTTTGTACTACTTCTTTTATAGTTTTTAATGTACCATCTGATAATGTTATCAATGAATTTTCAGATACGCATTTCCCACGTTTTTGAGGTGCTACGTAACCTACAACATCACCTCTTTTCATATTACCTAAATATTTACCAACCGCACCTGGAAATTTAAAAAAGTTAGAATCTTCATTTACTAATTTATCAAATAATCTTTCATAAACATCATCATCATCCATATCAAGGATGACACCCTCACTCATTTTATCAGCAAATGTGTTATATTGTAATATTAACTGTTCAGCCTGTTCATAATCCTCTTTTTCATCTAACAACTGCATATTGTTTATGTGGATTTGTACAAATCGTTTTTGACAATATTCTTTTGCTACTTGAATATAATAATCAACATTAATACCATCAGAAATTTGTGTGTATAATTCACGCAAAATATTTTTCATGTTTTCTTTTTCTGCACTTTCTAAATTTTTGCTATAATCAAAAAAAATATCTTTTATAGCTTTTTTCGGTGCATCTTGAAATTCATTAAAAAATTCAATACAAAGAGAACTTATTTGTTTTAAATAAACATTTGTAATATAATCTAATTCAAAGAAGTCATGTACATTTCTATGAAACCTATTACTTAATATAAAACCAAGTGTTATTCTTTTTTCTTCTGTAATATTAACTTTAATTATTTCCATTTTTAATCCTTTTTATAAAACATTATAAGAAATCACCTTGTATTACCTGTTTCTACGTCTCATTTTTGTTAATTCTATATCATGTAATCTGTCATCAAATGGTATTTTATGGTATTCTATAGCTGGTATATACTTACCTTGATAATATTCTGTCTTCCCTTCTAATTCTTTATCTATTTCTTTTCTTCTTTCTTCAACAGGTATTTGTAGATACTCCTTTCTTGTTATTTTCTTGCCTTTAAAAGTTTCATAATTTATTTTTATCTTTGTATATACTTTAGCATAAGCACATTCTTTCATGTATTGTTGGATAAAACCTTTTTTTCTAATATAAACAAGCCTGAATTGCTTATTGTTAAATTGTTTTGGTAAATAAACGTTTACAAAGTGGTGTGCAAATGTTTTATGCTGTATTTTCATTGAGGCACTAAAAAATGTATAATATTTTTTAGCTTTTTCTAAACTACCAGAAAGCCTGTTTAAATCGCTTGGGAGTAATTCTGTGTGGTTTATATTGTTTTTATTCAGTAAGTCTCTAAAAACGACACTTTCGGGCGTTAAAACGTCTTTTTCTGTCTTATTCATCTTTTGATTCCAGAATAAAAGAGGACTCCAAGCTTTTTTGCCATTAAAACCTTTTTGAAAAATAAATGCCCCAGCAGATTTAATTAATGCAAAACCTTCTGATTTTGCGTTTTTTAATTGATACACAAATGTATCTATAACTTCATCTTTACTCCATTTATAATCTATGAATTTTTCGGGAACAAAAGCATCTCTATATGGAGGAAGACATTTATTATCAAATAAAGAATGTATATTTTCCATTGTTATTATAAATGCTTTTGAATCTTCTTTATGTTTTGTTGCACCAGCATTAATAAATTGAGTATAACAAGAATATGTAGATGTAGTTATTTTATATTTAGGTCTCTTTGTTTTTATTTTTTTATTTATTTTGCGATCACAAGAATTTAAAGAAGATTTATTTATTTTTTTATTTGCTGGCGAAAAATTTTCTTTATTACAAGAATTGTTTATTTTTTTATTTGTTTCCCCAAAATCATTTATATTGCAAGAATTATCCTCTTGTATTAAATAACCATCCTTTTTATCAACAACCGATAGGTTGTGTGATCTAACTTTAGTTAGATCTTCACTACTTTTAATATATTCTTTTAATAAGGGTATAATTTTGTATCCTCTTGAAGATAAATTTTTATCCTCTTGAAGATAAATTTTTATACCCCCTATGGATAAACTTACAGCCTCAACGATCTTGAACACTTTTTTGTCTTTTTTGATTGTTTTTTCGTAATCTTTTATTATGTTTGTTATTATATACCAAAAGTGTCTTGCTTCTTCATCTTTTTGTGGATAAGCCATATTCCAAACATCTGATAGTAGTAACCATAAATTTTGTTTTAAAATATTAATAATTCTATATGATCTATATTCATTAGGGTAATTTCCAGGTATTGTTCTTACTAATTTTTTTTCTGTTTTTCTTTTTATATAACCTAAATGTTCTAATTTTTGCACTGATTTTTTAATAGCAATTTCACTTAATCCATGATATTCAGCTAAATACTTATTTGATGCAAAACAAGAACCATGTTTTGACTCTTTTAAAAAATAAATACTGGAAAAAACCAATTTATCCGATGGTGATAATAATGGATTGCAAGATGCAATAGTTGGGATTTGTTGCATAGTAAAGTAATAGTTGTTATTCTCCATACTTATTTTCTCCTATTTTTATTAATACATGATATTTTCAACCTTGTTATTTCTAATTGTTTTTTTCATAAAAAGGATGCCATAAAAAGTAATAATTACTTGGTGAACCATAATCCTTTTGTTTTGTTTTTATTAGTTTTTTCTCCTTTAATATTTGTATATTTCTATCTAATTTTGTTTTTTTCCAACATAATGTTTTCATTAATGTTTTTCTTGTGGGAGAACATTCCCCATTTTTATTTGTGAATGCAATCAATCTTCCTAAAAGTATTTTACTTGAATCATGTAAATTTGATTCAGCAATATTATCAGGTATATTTAAACCCGAAAGTCCTTTGTGGTTATTAAATATATCACCATATTTTATGTTTTTCATTTTTATTTCCTCTATTTATTATTATTTACTTTTACTTGCTTTTTATTTACTTGCTCTATTATTTTTAATTCTAATAGTACATTTTTTGCTTTTTTAAATTTCTTTTCTCCCCACTTTAATTCTCGTTTGCATTGTGCACTTGTTATTTTAATTGTTTTTGTTTTTTGTTTTTGTACACAATCTAAAAAGAAAAAGTATAAAAAAAGTGTACTACTATCTTTTTTATCATTCTGTAATATTTGATGATAATTTTGCCTTGAAATACCCATTGAAGAATTTTGCTTCACTTTTAGTTCCCTCCTTGTTTTAAATGTAATAGTAAATCTTTACAAATGTTTTCATTATACATTATATCTCTCTCATAAGATTCAAGATAAATGTATCCTAAGTGATTATTTTTAATTTTAATTTTTAAAATGTGATTTTTTGTATAGAATGTAACACTTTTCATTTTCTTGTCCTAATCTTAATCTGCTATGTCCATGAGAAAAAGGAAGTGGGGAATAGTGCAAGAGGACAAGAACTTACACAACAGATAGCTAATCCGTTCCCCACTTTGAAGTCTTAAAAGGCACACTATCACAACAAAGTTTGTTTGTCAAGAACTTTTTAAAAAAGTTTATACTAATTCTAAATCAACAGGCTCTAAAATTTCGTAATAGTTATCATCTACACGTTTTATAAATCCCTCTTTTTCTAATAAAACCAATTTCTTATTCAACTTTTTAAAAGTCCAATTTAAAAAACCTATTGTATGTTTCTGGTGAATATTAACAACATAAGTATCTTCGGGATCATCGTTTTTAAGTAATTGGTATGCAGAAAGTTCAGCCAATAAAACTTTACAAGCATCATCTAATTTTGAAGATGCAACACTATACGGTATTTGTATATTATCCTCACCTAAATACAAATACATGGAAGTATCATCATTTAAATCATTAAAAAACTTTTTTAATCCCTCAATACCATCTTGATTTTTTAACTGAAAAATATCCATGTATATATGGTAATTAAATACTTTTATTTTTCTATTATCTATAATTTGTACTATATTTTCTTTCTCTAATCTTTTTAAACCTATGTGTATTTTTTTAATATGCCATTTAAAAAAATCAGCTAATTCCTGTCTATTGATTTCTACTACACAATAGTTATTTCCAGTCAAACCTAATTGGAGTTTCTTTTCACATATAGATTCAGTAAGTTTTCCCATTAATAATTTACAACTATCAGGCATACTTGTTTCTAACAGTTGTGAATATAATGTAAGCATCTTAGGGTTTTCCATTTTTATTCTCCTTTTAAAATAATAGTATATGTGCTCCTTTTTTGTACTTTAGTATTTTTTCTTTTCTTAATCTTGTTAATATTCTATCAATTTTTTTAATACTCCAATATAAAGTTTTTTTAATTGATATTTTTGATATTTTTATTGTTTTTTTCTTTTTATCCCTTACCCATTCATTTAATAGAAGTTCACTCATTAAAAGAGTACAAGCATCATTTAAATTTAAAGCAAGTAAACTTTTTGTTATTACATTACCACAATACAAATTTGTGTATATATTGTCATCATCTTCTAAATCATTATATATTTTACGTAATACGCTTACATCATCTAAATGTAAAAATTGAAATTCTGGTAAATATCGATGATAATAAAATAATTTTATTGTTTTATTATCTATAATTTCAATTATATTTTCTTTTTCTAACTTTTGTAAACACTTATTTACTTTATGAATATTCCAATTAAAAAAATCAGTTATTTCTTTTTTATTTATATTAACAATATTACAGTCAACAAATTCAGTTATTTTTCCCATTAATAATTTACAAGCATCTGGTAAATGCGTTTGTAATATATGTTGATGTATAATTACTTGTCTATCCATTTTAACTCACCTTTTAAAATAAATTTAATGTTATATTGTTTAATCTTTTTTTAGATATATCTACAAATTTACTGTCTTGTTCTATACCTATAAATTGCCTTTTATTACGTTTGCAAGATACAAGTGTACTTCCTGAACCGCAGGTGAAGTCAAGGACTGTTTCACCCTCTTTAGTGTACGTTTTTACCAAGTAATCCATTAAATTTAAAGGTTTTTGGGAAGAGTGAAGACTTAAAGGCTCTTTGTTAAAACGTAAAATTCGTTTAGGATAATTTGTTGTATCTTGTAATATTACTTCTTTTTTAGATATTGATCTGTTGCATGGAGTGATTCTTCTTGGTGTTTTTACCCATTTTTTTGTTTTTTTAGTACCTTGTGGATAATAATTTCCGTTATCGTCACCACCATTACCATGTAGAGGGGCTTGATAAAATACCATTATATTTTCATAATTTGTTAAGGGACGTGTTTTTGCTAAAAGATAACCCCCAACACCAGATTTTTCCCAAACCCAATCATACTTATAATTATCTAAATTTGCTATTCTAACTTTTGAGCAGAATGGTTCAGTGCCGAATATAACCGTAGCCCCTTTCTTTTTTATTAATTTATTTAATCTTTCCCACATTTTATCTATAGGAATTACCACATCCCAAGAATTACTGATAGTTCCGAACGGTGGATCAGTAATAATAGCATCCACTTTTACATTATTTGCAATAAGCTGATCCATCACCTCTAAACAATCCCCACAAATTATTTTATTTATAAATTTCATTTTACTCCTTTAATATATTTATTTCTCCAATTATATATATTATTTTTAAATATATGTTCAGTATTACATACTGTTTTATCTAAAAGCATAGCATAAGCTGTTTCTTTTTTAATACCTTTTGATTCTTCCCATCCTGTTAATTGATAAATACAAAGAACATCACACCATTTTATAAAAGAATAATCTTGTTTGATCCAGAAAGCATCATCCTTTGTTTCCATAGTCTTTGATATGGGATGACTGTGTGAAATTGGACTAAATACAGTATGCCCAAGTTCCATTATCTTACCAGCCATTTCATTAACTAATCTGACACGTTCTTCAATAATATTAATGTCATCACTCATGTAAGGTACAGCTAAATAAATTTTCATAATCCTCCTTTTAAAATAATAAACTTTGTTTTTCTCGCTTTATAACTTGGCTTTTATGTTGGAATAATTTTTCTATACTTGTTTTATAATTATCTAAAGATGTTGTTATTTTTACCTTTTTTTCCCAAATACAAATAAAATCTGGTGGTGCATTGTACTCACTTATAAAAACTTTATGTCCTTCTTTTACTTTTTTTCTACACCACTCCCAAAATTTATCATGATTAAATTTTTTATTTTTATATTCTTTTGTGCCTTTATAAGGTGGGTCACAATAAATAATACTATTAGGAGGTGTTTCTAATTCGTTATATTCACATGTTTTAAATATAATATCTTTAAGTTTGGTTGCTTGTTTTTTTGTACTTTTAAAAGCCTGTTTTGCATAATCTCTATTATCACCTTTGGCATAACCATCAAACCATTTAGCACCAAAACTCATAGTAAATCCAACATAACCCACGAAATAATCAGGATAATTATCTTTATTTTTCTTAATATCATAATACTCTTCTTCGGTAATTTTCATTGGTGGTAGCCAACCATCTTGAATAGCTTTTAAAGCCTCTATTAGATAGTTATTTATATCACTTCCAAGCCTTTTGCCCTTAACCTTATCTATGATATTAGCACCACCAACAAAAGGCTCTATATACCACTGATTTTTACTTCTACCTTGTAAAATATAAGGTAAAATATACTTGGCAATACGTCTTTTACTTCCCATATATTTCATGTAGTACCTAATTAAACCATTTTATAATAGGATTACCGTGGAAACCTTTATGCCAAACATACCAACCATATGCTACGGCGGATGATATTTTTTTACCATTTTTAGTAAACTCACCATTTTTTGCACATAAAATACGTGATGAAGAAACATATAATGTTCTAAAAGGATGGTTTAGAAATAAACCTTTTCTATTTTGTCCCTCTAAAAATTGTAATTTTAAAAACATTGCTACTTTATTACCATCAGGAATAATTTTTAAAGCATGCAATATAAACTCTTTTGCATATTTATATGGTGGATTTGTGATAATATCACCATCCCATTTATTGTATTGTAAGAAATTCTTTTTTGTACCGTAACCTCTATCAATTAAATCTGATGCTGTAACATCACCTTTTATTTTTTTAATTTCTTTTGCAAGATGACCCTCACCACATGATGGTTCAAGAACACTATTAAAATCTTCTAACTTAAATAACATTCTTACAGCTTCTGGATGTGTTGCATAATAATCATTTTCTTCTCTTTTCTCTCTTGTATGACTACTTGCACCTAAAGTGGTAAATGTGGTTTTTGAATTTCCTGTCCAATCTTTTTTCATTATTATCCTCTTTTAAAATGTTTTTTTTAAGAATAAAATACGCCAAACATAATAAACTGTTAAACAATATTGGGCATTTCCTATTCCTTTAAGCCTTGAACTTCTATTTACTTTATTTTGTGTTGTTCTTTTTAATTTAGGGTGAGGATCAATTAAGGGATCAAGCCATATTAATTCTTTTAACTCTTTTATATCTGTCCAACCAATAGGCATATGCATTAACCATTCAACCCAATCAGGATTTAACCCATCTTTTTCACCTTTTGGTTTTAATGATAATGTATTTTTTGAATCACACTTTTTATTCTTATTTAAGTGTGTAATAGCATAAACAGCATCTGCTAAACGTACACCAAACCTTTCACCTTTTTTATTTATTCTATACCAACCTATACCTGAAAAAAGAGCATCAGTTATACCACTACTTAACCCATCACATGCTCGTGGTGTTGGTAAATTTTTCTTATTTATATGCAAAGATCCATAATCTTTGCCTTTTATGACAGGCATTAACGGCTTTTGCAGATAAAGTTTGCCATCTCGCATTGTACCCGATTTGGGAAATATCTTTAAGGACTGTTCCGATGTATCCACATGAAATAAGTCCTGGGACATTTTCTGCCAATACATATCTTGGTTGGATGATTTCGATAACTTTGCACATGGCATCCCACATATTTCTTTCGTCTGCATCACCTCTTTGTTTTCCTGCAACACTAAATGGTTGGCATGGGAAACCTCCTGTGATGACATCAACCATTCCCTTATAGCTTTCCGCATACCCTTGATCGATAAATTTTCTGATATCCCCAAAGATGGGGCATTTATCAAGCAGTTTATCTTTTTGTCTTTGCTGTAACACTTTTTGAGGATACGTTTCATATTCTACCATCCCTATTGTTTTCCATTTTAATAAATATTTTGAGGCTAATAAGCCACCACCAATCCCTGTAAATAACGATAATTCATTCAATAGTAAACCCCATTTTCAATAAAGTATTAATATTAATTGTTTTATTTAAGTTATGAAATTCTTTAACCATTTTCTTTTTTTTTACCATCACTTGTAAAACCATACTCTTTTCGCATATAAAAATCGTCAAAGCCTAATGCAGTTAAGTAATAAGGCTGATTAATTTGTTTAATATTATTATATTTTTCTGTCATTTGTAAAAGTATGTAATTACCTTGATAATTATTTCAATCATCATTTACTTTTATCATTTTTAAATCTATAATATTTTTTACTTTCCAATCTAAAATATTGTTGCTTGTAATTTTGGATTTAAACCAAACATATGTAAATATTTTTTATTGTTTGGGTATTTATCAATATAATCTTTAATTGTCAAAATATTCATAATAAACTTCTTATTTCTTTTACTTCTTTATTGGAAAGCATATCAGGATCTTTTCCAGTTGGTAAAGTTACCTGTATTACCTCTGATAACGTGGCTAAATTAGCCCCTAATCTGTTCATAGCTATATTGCCAGCCTTATCACCATCAAAGGCTATTATAACCCTTTTAAATTCACTTAAAATTGCTGTTTGATCTTGTGTTTGTTGTGTACCGAAAGAACAAACACAATTAGTACCTATTCTAAATTTATCGAAAATTCCTTCAACTACAATAACAGAATCTCTTTGGTTTTCAAGACCAAATAAATGTTTTTTAATAGGTATTATACTTTTCTCTTCCGATAAATGTTTGTATCTCATTTTAGAACCTTTATGAATATCTATACTTGTGAAAGTAATTAACATCCTGTTTTTAAATATAGGTACTATTATTCTATTAGCCCATTTACCTGTAGGACCACAAAAGTATAAATCGTATTTCTCGATTAATTCATCAGGGTTGAAGTCTCTATTTATTAAATAATTCTTTTGGTATATACTTGGGTTTTTATTACTCGTGGGTAGTTTTACATTTATATTATTGTTTTTTATTTTTTTATTTTGTTTCTTAAATTCTAAAGGAAGATGTTTTTCTAAGATTTGAATAGCTTTTGGATATGAATTTAGTTCTTTAACTAAATATTTTAATGTGTTTCCTTTCTCACCGCATGCAAAACAACTAAAAACAGGGGAATTAATATTAATTCCTAAATGGTTATTTGTACTTTGGCAGAACGGACAAATCTCAATACCAAGCCATTCATTACCAATGTTTTTACCTGCCTCATTGTATTCAATATTAAGATCATCCAAAACATTCCTAATATCAACAAATTCTAATTGTTTATAAATATTTTTCATAAACCTTCCAAATTGTATATAAATATTATTTTTTAAAATGAAGGAAAATGTGGGGGTAAATTTAGACAAGGGTAGTATCAGTATTATTAATAATCTTCCCCCACAAGATTTAAAAACAGGCTAACACACTTTTAATAGGAAGTCAATATATTTTTAATAAATTTTAAGATTTTATTAATCAAACATATTTGCATAATAAGAATATATAGAATCTTTTATGTTTTTATTTAATCCACATCCACTTTTACCTTCTGGACAAAGACCATTTCTATAGATGCATGTTGGTACAAAAAACTTACCAAGCTCATAATCTATATCAAACATTTTATTTCTTATATCCATTGCTACACTGTATGTTTCTTGGCTTGCTTTTTTACATAAACGAACTTTCATCATATTTATTAATGATTGTGCATTAATAAATAAACCCATATTAGTTAGTGTATAACGATTTGAATCTTCATCACCACCTCTATCAATTCTTTGCGACTGTACAAACTTTTCAACTCCAATGTGATGTCTCACTATATGATTAGCAACAAAAGTTTCAATATTATCGCAATCGATCCAAAAAATTTGACTACGTATGGGGCTATGTTCACTTCTGTATGCATTAAAAACAGACTGTTTTGATACTTTACCAGTAGTTTTTGCATTGGCTCGTAATATCCATGAATGATCTGTAATTTTTTCAACCTTAATTTTTCTTTCTGTCATTTTCTTCCCCTTGTTTTAATTTTATTAATTCACCTACATTAATTCTTGAACCACAATTACAACCAATCTCTATAAGAATTGCATCACCTCTTATATTATAATCGTCTATAACACTAAAAGGCACATCAATATGTCCTTTTTGTTGGCAATCTTTACACGTAAAATCTATATGCATTTTACACCTTTTTTAATGTTTTTCTAAGGATTTATCCGCTTTTAATTTTAACCAATCAATAAAAAGTATTCTGTTACACTTAAAACATTTTAATTCTATATTAAATAGTAATTCTAATTTAGATGTACTTAATTTTATGTTATTAATTGTATTACAACCAATACACTTTACTTTAAAATCCATAAGTTTCCTTTTATAAAATTATAGTTTTATAGTTTTATCATTTAAACCTTTAGCTAATTGTTCTGCTATACTTAATTTTAAAAAGTAAGTACAACCAACATAAATATAATATATAGATCTTTTTACTTCCCACTTTTTTGATAAAGAATTATAATATACATAATACTTGTATTGATTTTCATTACCAAAATCAATATTGTATATATCATCAGGTGCATGTTCTTGTGCCCATGCTGCCATTCTTTGGCAGGGTCTTAATATTTGATGATAAACTTGCTTTGCTTCTTTTGTTGTTTTATATGTTCTCCCCTCATAGTCTGGTATTACGTTTTTTGTGGATATTATAAAACCTGATGCTTGTATATGTGCACTATTATTTATACTTGGATTCCAATCAAATTTTTTTACTTTAATAATTTCAGGCTTAATATCTTTATCAGATGCAAAACCATCTTCTGTATAAATAGCATCATACACATCAAATTTATAACCACCATTAGATGTGTACCTGACAACATATTTATTATTATCAGTTTTTCCAGCATAATTGCCCCAACCCTTTAAACTTGATTTTACTTCATCACCAATTTTTAAATCTTTGAAATTCATTTCATTCTCCTTTTTAATATGTTTATTTTTGGAAGTTTGTGTGGATGGCATAAGAATTTAAATCCATTTTAATCCTTATAAAATTATGGTTTTATTGTTAAGACCATTTACAAGTTTTTCTGCTGTTTTTTTACATAAAATATATGGTACTCCAACTATTTGATGCTCTAAAGTATAATTTAAAAGCCATTCAGAATTTTTATAATAGTAATAAATGAAATATTTGCCTTGTGTTTTATCCCCCCAATTAATATCATATATATTATTAGGATCGTTTTCACTAATCCAAGAGGCTAATCTTTGGCATGGTTTAATTGTTTTTTCATATACGTGTTTTGCTTGTTTGTATGTATGGTAAATTCTACCAGTCTCCAAACATTTTTCATCTCTTGCTTTAGTATTATGTATTTTACCATTTGCATTAATTATATACATGTCATCTGTTTTTTTTGGTTGCCAATGTCTTCTTTTAACATCAATAATTTCAGGTTTAATATCATGTTCAAAGAAAAAACCATTTACATTATATTTTTTAGTAAAACCATCTGGAAAATCAACAAGATAGTGAATAGAATCATTACTTGTGTATGTTCCCCAACCGTTTAATATAGAATGTACACTATCTCCAAATTGTAAATCTTTGAAATCCATTTTAATTTTCCTTTATATTCTATTTTTAGGGTTGATCGAACAATGTTTACACACTATTTCTTTAAAATTTACAAAAGTACTATATTGTTTTTTACAAGTAGAACAATGTGATTCTTCATATAAAGAGTAATTATCACATTTTAAACTATTCATACATGCCATAAAATATTCTTCATCAAATGATTTGCAAGACAAACATTTTTCCTTAATATCAGCATTGTTTTTTGGTATATATTTACAAACATAATCATGTTTTTTACCCTTATCAGGTAAGTCAAACATTTTTGTAACTTCGTCTTGTGTAAGTAAAACATCATGTAACTTATTATCTCTAACTTGTTGATTAATAAAATCTATTAATTCTTTTTCATACTTGAATTTTTTTTCTTCTTTTTTATCATTTTTAAGAAAATCATCAATATCATCTTGTGGTAATATCTCATTTTTAAGAAAATCATCAATATCATCTTGTGGTAATAAATCATTTTTAAGAAAATCATTCATATCATCTTGTGGTAATAAATCATCTTTAAGAAAATCATCAAGATCACTTTGTAACTCTAAATCATAATCAAATATTTTGTTATACTTTTCTTTAACTATTTCTTCCTTTTTTATATTGGGTTTATTACCTTTTTTCTTTTTTATATTGTGTTTATTTTCTTTTTTCTTTTTTATATAAGGTCTATCATCAAAACCTTTGTTTAATTTTAAAGAATTATACATACTAATACAGCAAAAAATAATAGCCCCTAAGTGTGTTTTTTGAATACCATACTTTTCAAAAGTTTCTTTATCAAAGTCTTCTCTTTCAAAGAAAAATTGATTTAAGTGTCTTCTTAAAGCTGAATATAAAACAGAAATAGGAAATCCTTTACGCCATGATTCTTTGTAATACTTGAATAGCCCCTCTGCATAGGTTGGGTCTAATAATTCATCAAGTAAATCTAAAGGTATAGTAGATAAATCAGATTTTTCAATAATATCTTTTGGAGCAACATCATCTTTCATTTAATCCTCCTTTTTACAAAAACATTCAAGACACAATTTAATATTCAATTCTTCAAAATTACAAAAAGTATAACAACAATGAAAACAAATGTAATTCCCACAAATTTCACAAGTTGTTTCAGTTATTCTTTCACATATAGTGCATTGTTGTGAATCATAACTATGCATTTAATTCCTCCTTTAATTTTATATAATCATAACATTCTAAACATAAGTTATATTCAATAAATGTATTTTCTGTATGAATACAACAACAATTTAAGCAAATAAATTCTTCACAATGTTCACAAACAGTTTGTGCACTTTCACCACATAAATAACAATTTTGGTTATTTTCTACTTGAAAAAAATCTAATATACTCATTAGCTAATTCCTTTATTAAGTCCATAAGTAACCCCTTAATTTTATTAATTCTATTAATTTATTACTATCTTCGTCATATTGATCACTTGATACAAAATTATCAGCAGTCAATCTTGACTTCCACCAATCATATAGTTTTTTTATTTTATGTTTAACTTCTAAAAGGTCAGAAGAATTATCCCAAACAATCACATTAAATATATCTTCTTGCTCTACACAATCTTCTAATAATTGAAAACATGCGTGAAGCATTACAATATCGTTATCACACCAACCTTTTTCTAAATACTTCAATTTGATATGTTCTTCTATTATCATAATATATACCTATTTTTATTTTAATAATTTAACTAATAATTTTATTTTATCCTCCTCTTTTTTTGGGAAAGTATCCATAACACTCCTACTGGCTGTAAAATCAAATTGATTTTCTTCTTTTACTTTTTTTACTTCTTTTGGTGCTATCATTATTCCTTTTTTAATGTTTTCTACCCAATTATTAAACCGTGTTACATTACAATCAACACAATCAACACAATCAACTATCTTGTAAATGTTTTTACACTCTATAAGTGCACAAAATTCTTTTTTATCTATTAATTTAAAATTTTTCATTCCTGTTTTTTCCTTTTGTTTATATTCATTACACTTACAAGTACAAATAGAAGTACATGCACATACACATGTAGAAGGGTAATAATCTGTATTCATTTGGTTATCTGTATAAGAATAAATAAGTTCATTCTTTTTTTCACACAAACCTTTTTTAAAATACACTTTAGAATTATGATGCACCAAGTGTATATCATCCCATTTTTTTGGTTCATACAAACAATCATCACATTTTTGTAACATAATTTACACCTTACTTGTACTTTTTCATTACTTTTTTATATTTTAAAAAATCACAATCGGAGTAATGTCTATCCCTTAATAAACCATCATCAGTTTGGTATTTATCACAAAAGAAACAACGTAAACCACTACCTGTACTTACAATAGGTTTTTTATATGCCTTTTTACACAACTCCAATATTTCATTATTTAATTCCTCTACATCTTTTTGTTTATAATCACTACAAATATCTATTGGAACATTTATATATATACGAACAAGAACATTTTCTTTTTTACACAAACCCTCTTTATAACTCCATTTAGGACCATAATGTATTTCACTCCACTCCTCTGGTTCATAAACACACCCAGCACACTTTTGAATACTCATAATTTACACCCCTTTTTTAATACATTTTTTGTAAGTTTTTTAAAGCCCATAATTCAGCTTTTACGATTTTAATTTCATCTTCTGTATATAAAACATCTTTACTTATGAAATTCGCTGTAATCATATTAAAGAGTCTATACCTAACTTGATTTATTACCATACTTAATTTAATCATTCTCATCCTCATATACAAATTGGGTTTTCCCTGCTAATTCCAAAAATAATTCAGGAAATATTAAAAATTTACCATCTTGTTTTTCAAAGTAATACTTATTATTGTTTTCATATGTGATTTCAATTAAAATAACTTTTTTACCTGCTATTCTTTTATTTAATTTTTTTAAATCTTTTTTTATTACCCCCAATAACTCATTTTCTAATACTATTTTTTTAATCCATCCTCTTTCAAAATCGTGTACTATTTGTGCTTTAAATTCCCTTAAACAAATCATTTTATCCTCTTAAAAGAAAGTACATGTTGCATAAATGTTATTAGAATCCATATAATAACATTTATAAAATTCATTGAGTCGCCAATTATCCATTTTAGTTTTTTGTATGCCCCATCTATCACTTTGTTTTTTATATTGTTTTTTCATTTGTATGGGTTTTTTTATTTTTGGTGAATACCAAATTTTTAAGTGTCGTTTATCCCTTTGTTTTTTCTTACTTTTTCTATTAAACATATAACCCCTTATTATATTTTAAAGTATGGTTGTATCACAATTAGTCTATCAAAACCATGACATAGAACTTTTGGGAGATGACTTTGGCACATTGTAATCAATGATGTTTTTTTAAAAAATGTGGTTGTGTTACAATTAATCTATCAAAACCACTGCATAGAATTAGTAGGAGTGTAGCAAATACATCGTGATGAGATGTTGTCAAGTTTTGTGCTACAACACATTGTAACCAGTGCATTATGATCGTATCCTTCTATATTAAAACTCTTATAAAGGTTGTTTTAAAGGGATTCCGATAACCCATTGTTAAAGTCCTTATATTTTATCCTAATCCATAAAATTTAATATAAAATTAACCCCTTTAAAACATATATAAGATTAAGGAAAGTATTGTTTAAAACCTTAATCATTATAATCAATAACATTTTGGTATATATTCAATTTGTTCCTTTATTTCTTTACTCCATTCATCGCAAAACACATCGGCTAAATGGTCTTGTAATTCCTCTGGTGTGTTTTTTAAAGTTACATCATCAATAATTAATTGAATATTATGATATTCAATTTCATTACCAAAAAATATAAATTCTATTTCTAATGGGCATGGTTTTGATGTATAAAGAATTGATTTTATCATTTTAAACTCCCTCTGTTTAATTCCCTGAATATTTAATTCCCTGAATTTGTAAAGTGATTGAAGATATTTGATCAGGGAAATCAAAAACAGTTTGCAAAACTGCTCCAATCACTTTGAATAAGACTCTACTACACTTTTAATAAAAAGTCAACAGTTTTATTATTTTATTTTTAATAATTCACAAATTTGTTTATGTATGTTTCTTATAATATCTTCGGCTGTATAATGTAAGAAGTTGTATGTTTTTGACTTATTATAATTAGGACATTCAAATACACATGTAAGTTCCGAAGGATTTATTCTCATTGCAATATGTATGTTAAGTGTAGGCACACTATAAACTATATTTCTATCTTTATGTTCCACCCCTTTATATCCTTGAAAGTAAACTTTTAATGCACTTTCCGTTTGTTCTTTATTTTTATTTACTATATGTTTTTTTTCGTTTATAAAGTTAAAAAACCCCCCTTTTATTTCATCATCAATTCTTTGTTCCTCATCCATCATTTTTTTTGCCATTAAGCCTCCAAATATATGACCTTTTTTTACACTTTTATTCATACGTGTTTTACTCCTTTTCACTTCTTTTAATGTATCATTAATATCATTTTTATTGCTTTTAAAACATTCAAAAAATTCAATCATAATTAATTATCCTCTTTAAATTTTGTTTATTTCTGTTCTTGCTACTATCATAATACAACTTATAAATCACAACACTTGTAATACATTACAAATCTGTTCATGTAAACTTTTTATAATATCTTCTGCTGTATAATTCACGAAAGTATATACTTTTTGTTTCATTACATTAGTTCCAATAAAAACAAATGAACATTTAAGTTCTGTTTCTTTTATTTTAGTTAAAATAACCATTTGTGGGTTTAATTGATAACCTAAAGTTTTGTCAGAATACTCCACCGCATCATAACCCATAAAATAGTTTGTTAATACCTTTTCTGTTTGTTCTTTATTGTTTTTTATTATATTATTTTGTTCATTCATAAATTTTAAAAGACCATCATTTATTTCAGCCTTAATTCTTTTTTCATCCTTTTTTTCTTTTGCTAATTTTAAAAGACCATCATTAATTCTTTTTTTATCCTTTTTTCTTTTTTCTTTTATCATTAATCCTTCAAATGTATAATCTTTAATTTCGCTTATTTCTGTTCTTGACCCGATTGCCATATATACAGCTTCTACAACTGGTGATGGAAAATCGTAACCTGTATGACGCATTGCAGTTTCAGTAAATGATAATGAACCTTGATTATGATCTAAGTATGTTTTAATACAATGTTTAATATACTTATAATCTTTGTAATATGGTGCATCACTTGCCAAAATGGATTTTACTTCTGCGATTGTTTTTAACATTTTAATCTCCTTTAGAATAAATAAAATCACCAATAAAGAAACATAAGTGTGTACAGAAATTACATCTATTTGTATGTTTCTTTAAACAAATTAAACACCAATCAAATAAATAATGTTCATACTCAAAGCAAGAAAAACATATTTTTCTATTTCTCACTCTACAATTATTACAAGTTGGTGTGCCTATTACGTATCTAACTTTTGTGTCATATGCTACATAGTCTAAACTTTTGCGAAAAACTTTTTTTATTATTATATTTTTTTCATTTTTATAATAAGTATGCCAATCAAAAATTTTATTATATGTTAGGCATGTTTCACAATCAAAGTGAAATACACATGTTTCACAATCAATTATTCTTTGTATGTATGGTGCAATTTTATTCATTTTATTTACCCCATTCTTTAGAATAAACTTTATCCCTTGCATAACCAGAATATTTTAAAACATTTACATTATTATCTCTAAAATCATAAACTCTTGGGTTAGCACCATCTGCTGGTCTTAAAATTCTACCTCCTGACTGTAACAATCTACCAGCAAATTTTATAGGCGTTCCCATAAATAGTGCTGATAAATTAGGTGCATCAAAACCCTCTGCAATTAAACTTAATGTACTAAATAAAACTTTACACTCATTGTTTTTTAATTTTCTTGTTATTTCTACCCTTTCTTTTTTAGGTGTTTTCCCTGTAAGTAAGGAACTTTCCATCATTAATTTTTCTTGTATTCTTTCCAAATGTTTTGTTCTATCAGATACTACAATAATGGGTTGTTTATGTTTTTTAAAATCAGCATAGATCGTTCTTGCAATAAGTACATTTCTATTTTCATCTTCACATAATGCAGTAATCATTTTTGTATAATCATTGGTAAACATATAATGAAAATTTGTATAAACTCTATGAATATCAGGAGTTAAAACATAACCCTTTTTTCTTAAATGCTTTTCATCAATCTTTATTTTATTTCCAAATAATGCTGATAATACATGAGTTAAACCATCCTGTCGATATGGTGTGGCAGAAACACCATACATATATTTTGCTGTAAATTGTGGTAATGTCTTATAATACCTGTTACCACCCGTTTTATGTACTTCGTCAACAATTATCATTCCAAATTTATTGTGTAATTTATCTATGTTTTTTTCAACAGTATTTATAATTCCAACTGTTATTTTCTGTACATCATTACACCCATCACCTAATAAACCACAATCAAAGTCTAAAACTTTTTTTATCTCATCTCTCCATTGATATAGTAACTCTTTTGAATGAACAATAATTAATGTTGGTTGTTTTATTTTTGCTATTACACCTATTGATGTAAATGTTTTTCCTCCTCCAGTTAATGCTTGAAGCATTCCTACTGGATAGGAAGTCAGATCTTTTACAGCTTGTTCTTGATAGTCTCTAAGTGTACCGTTAAATTTAAGCTTTAAAGGGTTAAATAAAGCTGATTTGTCGTTTATCAATACCTTTACCCCTTGTTTATCTAAAAAGCGTTTTAAAAAGAATATATAACCCTTTGGTGTATAATAATTTTTACCTTCACAATTAAAAAAGTATAGTTCAGGGGCAATACTTGCATTTATATACTTTCCTTGTTTTATCATTTTTTCGTATGTTGGATTTTTAAATGTTAAATCCTTTTCTATTTTTTTCTGTACTTTTAATGGCAGGTTATACCAATAAGCACCATCTTCAATATGTAGTTTTATCATTTAATCCCACCCTTTTATAATATTATTAGTTGACATAAAATAATGAATACTAAGAAGAAAAAGAAAAGTTGTTACACAACATAATGTTTTTAACACAAATTTTTCATCTTTATTCTTGTCTTTTTTTACTTTTAGAATAATAAAAAGTAAAAGAAAACTTAATGGATTCAATATCATAAAAACATTAATTAATTCTATAATAGTAAATATATTAAGTATCTTCATATTCTACCTCATTTATTTTTTCACTAAAATCATTTACTTTACAAAAAATAAGTTCAGGATCATCTTGTGATTCATAACTAAAATCACAATTAAGAAGAACATTACCTTTACAGTTTAAATAAAAATTAGCATCATTTAAAAAGTCATCTTTATTATCATACATATCTAATTTTATATATTTAAAATCTTTTCCATTCCAATTTGCACCATAACCCTCATTTATAATATTTATTTTAAAAGGATCATAAATAAATTCTTTATACTTATCATTTACAAATCTTAATACTTTTAATTTATTTTCATAAATAGCTTCTTCGTCTTGATGCATACAATCATTTGATATAACAACGTTTGTTATTTCATTATCATCACAATATTCATACAAGTCAATTAGTGTTTTAATAAACTCCATTGATTGAACTGTTCCATTTGTTGCCATATAAAAATTACCTATTTCTACGTTATACTCTTTTGCTTTTTCGAGAATCATTTTTATTTTGTAAATTCTTAATGCTGGTTCACCACCTGTTAAAGTTAATACATTTATTCTTTCTAATTGTGAAAACATTGATGTTACATATTCTTCACACATATCCATTTTTTGTTTATCACCACGCAAGCAATGTTCACATTCTAAATTACAATCTCTTGTTACTTCTATGATTAAATTACCAATATTTTGTTTCATAATTATCTCCCAAGTATATACTTATTTTTTTATTACATAAGCACAATAATCACCACAACGTGAACATTGTACAACATCGCCAACCATACTATTTAAAAAATTTTTATTAGTATTATCGTAAAAAAGAACATCTAAAACAGCAATACCTGATGGGAAATGTCCATATTTAAAAGGATCTCCACATTGATTACAACAAATATCATCACCAATATCACCACCACTTTGTAATGTTATATCACTAACTACTTCTTTTTTACCATCATCATTTATACGATAACGTGCTATCATAAAATTAGAATTAGTATCATTTGTAAATACACCACCTGTAAACAGTTTGCTATGACCACCACATAAAGTAGCAAAATCAAAGAACATTTCTTTTTCTTCATCAGTTGCATCTTTATAACAACTCATTTCAATTACTGTTGCTCCTGAATATCGCTCATGTATAACAGATAAATTTTCCATAATTAAGTCCTTAATTTTGTATGCAATTTAAAATATCATCAGCACTATAAACACTATCACCATTAATATAAAATTGTGTGTCAATAGCATTTATAAAGAAAGAACATTCAACACCATATTCTGACTCTAAATTTTCTTTTAATATATCAAAAACAACTTCTGCACGTAAATTTCCATAATGAATATTTTGCAATATTTGTTGCATTTCTACTATATAAATAAGAAACTCTTTATCAATATTAATTTTAAAATGTGTACTTAAAAAGTCTTCAAATTCATCAAAATGATCAGGTAAATCATCTATATATGGTAAAGTATCAATATTCATTTTATCCTCCTAAGTTTTATGCTGATTTTACATTTATAAGTGTAAAATCAACATATGGTTTATTGTTTATTTTTTTTATTTATTTAAAATTTCACAATCTTTATGTGCTGATAAAATTGTTTTACGTATGTTTGGCATTTTTGCAAACTTTTCGAGTGTGTTATTTATGCATCCTTTTCTTGTACCACCCCATGATGATACGGATAAACCTGTTTTGTATTCATAACAACACCATTTTCTATTATCAGTTTTATACACAATAAATGTAAATTCTTTATAATCATTAAAGATAACAAGACATGCCTGTACATTAAGTTTATCATTATTATTCATTACAGACACATCTATCTTATTTGTAATAAGAACATAAGGTAGAATTTCTTTTTCTTTTTTTATTCTTGCTACATCGTTTATGTATTCATCTACTTTTTTTGCTTTTTTTACTAACTCTTTAAAACGTTTTATTGTACATGTATCCACATGTTTTTTAAATGAGTCAATTAATTCTTTTCTTTTATCTTTGTTCCTTATCAGACTCAATCCTGTTGATACTTCCGATAATGACCATAAACCCTTTTCAGTTCTTTGTGTAAAAAATTTGTACTCTGGAAGGAATGGTATTGTAATGGGTTTTCCTACAACAAGACAAGTTGGTCTTTTATCCCCATTATATTCAGAATTTCTTTGTATTCTAAAATACTTTTCACCATTCTTTAATTGTACTTTTTTAATTTCTTTCTCATTCATAATATAATCTCCCAATTTAAATTTTATAATGTTATAAGTTTTTACCAATCTGGATTATCAGCCATAAATTCTTGATGATTTTCAAATGAATTTCTTACTTCATTAAAGAATATAAAATCACCCTCCCCATTGCCTTGTTTTTTATTTTTTTCATCTGGAAAAAATAAGTTTAAAAGTAATACAATAATAATATCAATTATAATCATATTTAACCTCCTAAAACAATAATGTTATATAGATTTTCCGCCTTTTCATCTCCATATAAACTTCTATATTTTTTGTAATCTATATAACCAGCATCAGTCATCCACGTTTTGGGTATATATTTGTTTTTTACCAACCATATACCTGTTTCATGGTCAAACCCCCTCATACTGGCTGTATTGACTTTATTTTCACCCAAATAAATGAGTTGATTATTTTTGATGCGATAAATTTTATGGGTACATGCACCAAAACTTTTGTCTGACGAACATAGAAATGTTCTCATAACTCCCCCCTATTTATTTTATTTAAAAGCCCATTTAAAAGTTATATCCAATTTATTTCTCCATTTATTGTATTTACTTTCAGCTATTTGCTTTTTTAATGGTGTCAGTTGTACTTTTACACAAGACCAATAATGTTTTGTCATTTTGTTTTCTCTCATATATTTAAAAAGTAATTTCGGATCGACTGGTGAATAATTTTGTACTTCACTAATTACTACCTTATCATTTGCCTTATTAGTGTATGTACCTATTTTATTGATCTTCATTTCACTTTTTATCTCTTTCAATCTTGCCTCTATCGCTTTTTTTTGTGCATTAAGTTTACAGCCTTCACTTAATAATGCTGCTTGATCACCACTTAACACTTTTACATCTGTTTTCTTAGCCATTTTGATTCTCCTTTTTGTTTTGTTTTTTAATATATTTTTTTAAAACATTCTGTACCACCTTTGATACAGATATGTCTTTTTCGATTGCCACCAATTCTAACTCTTCATGTAACTCATTCGGTAAAGTTACCATAGTCTTAAAATAATTATATTTTTTTTTACTTCCCATTTTTTTCAATCCTCCATTTTAAATATTTTGTCATTACCTCGGTTATGAATTTTGCTTTTCGTAACCTTTCTTTTCTTGCCTGTACAATAATATTTTTTTCAAGTTCTTTTGGTAATGACACACATCTTGTCTTTTTTTCTACTTTTATTTTTTTCTTTTTTGCCATTTTATTACACTCCTTACCCTAAAAAAGTTATAGTTTTTAACATATCATTTGACGCACTTTTTATGTCATTTATTATAGCATCTGCACTATAATCACAAAAACTATAAACTTTTTCAAATGTTTTTGTTTGTTTGTTTGTGAAATACTGTTCAGGTTTTTCATCTGTGATACACACATAAATATGTGTCATGTGTCGTTCCACTAACCACTCAATAGAACAATGTTCCAATGTATATTTTGTGCCTGTGGGTGTTAATTTTTCATCCATTCCATAAAAGAATTTATCCAAAAACTCATCTGTGTCAATTTTGGTATTTTGGATGTTTAATTCTTCACACTTGTCATTTATTCTTGCTTTTAATGTTTTTACTTCCATTTTTATTCCCCTTTAAAATTAAGTTTTTAAATTGCCTTGTTTTATTGTTTACCTACGTTATACCACACTTTAACGGGCTTGTCAAGCACTATTTTTAATAAATACAGAAAAAAAGAAAATATTTTCTGTATTTATTAAATTAATAGACGAAGATAAATTTTCTATTGGTATATTCCCATATCAATATTATCAATATCCATATATACATATTAATTCTCCTTAACACTTATAAGCAACACATTCTAACCCACAAAACTCCTCTTGCATATTTTTATTCATTTTTTCTATATTAATTTCAACCCCATCACATGCAAAATGTTCCTCTGGATTGTTTAGCCATAAATCAAGCCATTCATCCAATGAACTTACACCGATACATCCTGCTGCATATGAACACCCCCTACTCCATTCAATTAATGCACGAACACCTACCATTGAAAGGATTTCGTCAGGGCATTTATCAGCCATTTCAGCATAATATTCTCTTGCGGTTTCACCAGCATCATCATTATTCATAAAAATGTAGTATTTATTACCATTACTACACTTATACATATCATTCATAAAATTAACTTTTTCGAATGATACGACTTTATCATCTAAAACACACTTTAAATTACCCATTTTGTATTTCTCCATTAGTATATATTTCACCATATTCTTCATCAAACATAACCACTGTGTTTTTATATCTTTTGGATACACACAATGGTTCATCAGAATCTTCAGTTTGTTCTGTTTCCATTTCATATAAGTCTTTGTTCATTATTTCGCATAACCCATACATTGATGCAGGGTTCATTTCTTTTGCTTTTTTTATATACTTTTCTAACTCTTCCTTTGTACACTCTATTTGTACTTCTTTCCATACTGTACACATATACTCAACTGTAATTTTCATAATCATTCTCCTTTTTTGAATACTTATTCAATATAAGCATTCTGTTTAATGGTTTACTTGCTTTGTTTTATTGTTTACCTACGTTATACCACACTTTAACGGGCTTGTCAAGCACTATTTTAATAAATACAGAAAAAAATAATCAATTAAATCTATACATAACACATGATGTACTATCCATTTCTTCTTTCATATGTTTATTCATTCGTGTAATTTCCACCTCCTCATTATCATATGATGCCCAATGATCCTCTGGTTTATTTAGCCAGTCATCAAGCCATTCATCAACAGAACAAAACCCATTGTTATAAAAACCTAATGCCCAATCTACAAGGGTATCTCTCCCGACAATGCAGATAAAATCATCTTTACTTGTCATAATCATATTTTCATAATATGATTTTACATACTCACCAGCATCAGCACAATCACAAAAAATGTAATAAGAACAACCATTATCAGCTTTGTATTGATTATCATTTATATAATCTAATGTTACAACCTCATCATCTATTACTATTTTTAATTCCCCCATTTTAATTCTCCTTGTATTCACATTGTGCATTAATTGCATATAATATTTTTTTATTCATTTTTTTTATACGTTCTAACTTTTCAATGGTTTTTGGAATGAATTGCTCTTTTGGTAAACCCTCATTAACAATTTCATTTTTAAATCCATTTAATTTTAAATACTCCATAATAGTTAAAGTTGGCATTTTAACATATTTTAGTGTATCTAAGTCATATACCAATGGTATATTGTTTATTTCATAATAGTCATTGCTATAATCCATTTTTACCTCTTTGTAACATTTTAATGTATTCAAAAATGCAATCATCACATAAAATACATTCATATAACTATATTCATTATTGTCTTTATAATATGCACTCATTAAAATACATACCACATTCATTAATGGTATGTTCATCAGACACACCATTTTTTTCAAGATATGTTATTTTTTATTCTTTATCGTCATTTATCACTTCCCAGATTTTTAAAACATCATCTACATTAACTTCCTTTTTTTTATAATAACCATTTAAACCATCTGTAAATTCAATGGTGGCATTTACTGGATTAAAATGTTTTGTAAAATAAACAACTGAATTTACATACCAACCAAATGGTGCTACTAAAACATTATATTTATCAACATAATAATATATGTCATTTTCTTTTACTAATTTTGCTTTATCAAAAAATTTAGGTACTTCCATTTTTTTACTTAAAATGTGGTAACCATCCCCATTTTCTCCGTCATAATGAGCTTTATATTTTTTTAATTGTTCAGGGCATTTACAATAAAAATCAACCCCACATTTAGGACATATAAGATAATCTGAATCGTCTTCCCATTCTTGCATAAATGATACATTAACAGAACAACATTGACAAAAAAGATGCCCACATTCACACTTAACAGTATTAGCAAAATGTTTACACTCACAATTCATAATAACCCCCATTACATTTCAAAAGTGTTTTTACAGTTTTTATCCAATACTTCAGCATTATGCCATGCACACAAGCATTCATGGCAAAGTTGAATAATATAATAATCTTTGAAATTGTCGAAATATGCTTTTGTTGTATAAACATCATTTCCAAGATTATTATTACAATTTTCACAGCCATTATAGTCAAATGTTTTTGTGAGGCTATGCTCCAAAGAAATTATTTTGTCATTATTTATTTTCATTTTCCTCCTCTAAAATATCTAATGCCCAGTCTAATTCAATGATTGCCGATGTTGATACATCTTGTTCGGCATAATCATTGGTTAATTCCATTGTTACTGCCCAACCTGCATTGGCAATGTGTAAGTGCAAGATGACATATTCATGCATACACTCTTTAATTTGATTTTTTTCATCATCAGTTAAAGCCCCAATTACATCGTTAATGTTGTCTCTTGTAATCATAATATCATCTCCCTTTTAGTTGTTTAACAAGCATTTGCCCAATGCATTCGCTTGTTTTAATTTTTAATATCTGTTTTATTATTTACCTTATATATAGCACACTATACAAAGGAAGTCAAGGACTATATTAATAAAAAAATAAAAAAATATTAATCTAATTTACTAAATGAAACTACTTGAAATATGAAATTATTTTCATTTACAAGTGTTCCTTTTTGTCCCATCATTCGATAATTTAATTTCATAACCAACATTTCATCCTTATCATTTAATTTGCATACTACTCTATTTATGGGTAATTTAATTCCTACCCATTTTTTAATTAAATCAATATTTTGTTGATATCCAATAAATGTTTCTAAACTTTTATTGTTATAATGAAATTTAAGTTTATCCTTAAATTGTTTAAATGTTATGTCTTTACAAGTATAAACGCCTTCTCTTGTCATTACTGCACTGTTTAATAATTTCATACTGACTCCTTTAATAGTGTAAATGTTCATGTTTTAATTGTTCAGATACCCATTACCTAAACAACATTACTAAACGGCTTAAAACCACCATTTTAAGCCGTTTACTAACACTGTTTAAATGTTATGCACTTTCATATATTAGTGCATTACCATCACTCTTTGGCATACACTTTATTATTGTAGATGTTTTATCCATTTCAAAAAAGTTTTTAATATCACAAATATCTGCTACATTATAAATGTTTTTATTTTTTACTTTTTTTAATTCCTCTGCCATTTCATCTGTAATGCAAAGTGTATGTTTCTTAATTGCTATACACTCATATTCAACATCGATAATTACCATTTTTTTCTCCTTTTATATTTTGAGCAACCACCCAATGTAGTTGCTCATTTATTAATATTATAAATGTTTTCCAAGAATATATTGCGATGCTTTCCAACCCATTGAACTACACTGCAATATCATTCCTGTATCCTCTTTGATTTTCTTACTCCATCCTTTAATATATGCCGCTTGATTTTCAATTACGGCTGATTCAATTCCTGTCATTGCACAAAGATAAAATGAACAAAATTCTGCTACCATTTCCTCCCTGTCTTTACTTACATTCCGTGTCAGTCTAAAATTACTTTTTGTGCTATGCCCAAACTCATGGAACATCGCATCATAATAATCAGATGCAGTTTGGAATTGGTTTATCTTTGGCATTCCGACAATATCTTTTGATGGGATATAACAAGGGTTCATGCCAAATTTAATTTCAGGGCAATCTTTATACCCTGAAATTACACTTTCGCAATTTTCTATATAATCATTTTCTGTTTCATTTACTTCAGGCTCAAATCTTTTGGGTATTTTTACATTTTCGCATTGGTCAACATTAAATACATTGAAATATCTAAGCAAACCGAATCTTTCCTCATCATCGGTATCTTTATTTTTTACCACTGTTTTATAAAATGTGATTTTCGTTCCCTTTTCACCCTCTTTTACATTTCCTTTTAAATTTTTTATTTGCTTATACGTTCCCCAGAATGGGGATTCGTAATTTTGCATGGCAAGCATAAAATAATTAAACCCACCATACTCATTTCCTGTACTCAATGATTTTGGTGCATCTAAAATGCCCTCCCAATTCTTTTTCCATGGTACATTACCATTTTCAAGTTGTACCAAAATTTGATCCTCTAACATTTTTTTCATAGCTTCTGTTTTCATAATCATCTCCCTTTTAATTGTTTGACAAGCATTTGCCCAATGCATTTGCTTGTTTTAATTTTTAATACCTGTTTTATTCTTGTCTTATATATAGCACACTATACAAAGGAAGTCAAGCACTATTTTAATAAAAAAATAAAAAAATATCTGTAAATTTACACCAAACTTCACTTATAGCAAAAAAATTCAGTTTTGTCAAGTACTATTTTAATAAAAAAATAAAAAAATACAAAATACATTTAACAACATTTTTTACAAAATCAAATGTAAAACATAAAATGAAATTTATTTTTTTATTTTATTCCAACATTTATTACAAATGCCTTTTTCATCCAACATTTCAACATTTTCAGGAATTTTTGTTTTTTTGTACACATTACCACATTCATCACAAAAATATTTTTTACAATTTTTGCATTTTTTAATCCTATGTGTATTTGATTTTTCGGTGCAAATATTTCCATTTCTTTCATTTCTTTCAATGTATTGCCAAAGTAGAAATCTTTGCATAGATGTTTTAAAACCTGATTTATGTAAAATCCCTAATCCCATAGCCACATTTTCCTTGTTGAAATAAACCTCCTGCATTTGATCGAAATAATCACTATAACCATTTATCATAATGGTATAGTATGCATCACCTTCATATTTATCTTCTGCACATGTATCAAATGTGATGTTTTCTAAATTTTGCAAAATGTTTTTAAAGTGCATTGCCTCACCAGCCATTTCTAACATCTTTTTTACTTTTAATGTATTCATTTTAAAAACCTTTCAGCAGTTCGGGATGCCAGCCCAGTTTAAAAATATAAAATGTGATATATTTGATTTAGAAATTATCAGAATTTAAATCAGCATAATACTCTTTTATTTTCGCTTTCCAATATTCCCAATCTTCCCATATATTATCTTGTTCCATAAGCATACAGGAATGAAAAAATACTTTTTGTTCATCTTCGGAAAGATGTTTGTAATATTCATCTTCAATGTTTTCTTTCAACCAAATTTTTATTTCATCAAAACTTTGTCTAAATGGTTCAACCGACACAAGTGTAATGAAAAAAGGATCATCAGCAGATTGTATATCATCTGCATATTGATGTACATCAATTTTACCTGTTCTAACATCAATTCTAATTTTTGTATGAAAATTAATGTTAGAAAATTCTAATCCAGCTTTTGATAATACATCTGGTAATACATGATCGAAAAACCATGCACTACATTCACCCATAATATCGCACTCCTCATGTATTTCCTCTTCGGTTATGCCTTCTCTATCATATAATTCTTTTACTTTATTCATATTATTATCCTTTCGGCAGTTCGGGATGCCAGCCCATTTAAAATTATAAAATATGATATTTGATTTAGAAATTGTATGAATCTAAATCTGCATCATTTGAAATGTTACAATTACCACTTAATACTTTATTTATAATAATAGTATTACCAAACACATTTACTGTTCCGAAAACCCTTGCATCACCTTTAATATGAGCGTTTCCAAAAATTACGGCATTCTCATAAATAAAAGCGTTTTCACCAATTCTTGCACTTCCCATTACACGAGCATTTTCTGCAATAGTTGAATCACCATAAATAGTAGCTTTTCCTGTAATAAAAGCATTACCTCTTACATTACATCTACCTGTCAATTTGGTATCTCCACATACATAGGATTTCCCGCCAACTCTTGCATTTCCAAAAACCAATGCACTTTCAAATACGTTTGCATGCCCATCTACAAAGGCATTTCCTTGTATTTTTGCATTTCCAAATATATTTGCATGCCCACCCACGTAAGCATTTTCTTGAATTAATGTATTACCCGAAATTTTTGCATTTTCACAAATTTCGGCTTTACTCATTACATTCACATTACCATTAATGATGGCATTACCATCAACAAGTGCATCTGTTACTCTTGCACATCCAAAAATATTCGCATTTTCAAAAATTCTTGCATTCCCAAAAACTTGGGCATTCTCAAAAATTTGGGCATTCCCTGTTATTTTAGCATTCCCAAAAACCCAAGCATTACCAAAAATTAATGCTGACCCATCAATTCGAGCATTTCCCCATACTTTTGCTTGGTCATCTACCCAAGCATCACCAAGGAGGTTATGTTCGCCCTCAATCCATCCTCCAATTTCATTTGTTTTGGTTTTAATAATTTGTTGTAATAATACACCATGATGAATCATTGTTTTTCCAGTAAAAGCATAAAGCATAATCATTCTCCTTTAAAATTAATTTGGTGGTATTTTAAAATGGTAACCACCTTAACCATTTACCTAATATTAGAAGTCATTTTAGAAGTTATTTTAACCCATTGTTTTATCTAAAATAACTTCATTTTTTATTTTGGAACTACCAAATATAAATGAGTTTCTTGACACATAAGAATGCCCAGAAACTTCGGCATCCCCATAAATATGAGATGCCCCAGAAATTATTGCATTATTAGATATAACAGCATTACCATCAATAACGGCATACCCAAATATTTTTGAACACCCCGAAACATCTGCATTTCCCAATACTTTTGCATTTTCAAAAATTTCAGCATTTCCAAATATTTTTGCATAATCTAAAATATTTGCATTACCACGAATAATAGCATTCCCAGTAATATGTGCATTCCCCAAAATTCTTGCATTACCTGATATTTCTACATCCCCGAATACATATGCATCTGCACAAATAATCGTATATCCTGCTATATGTGCATTATCACCTATTACAGCATCCCCCGAAATTACAGCACTATCGCAAATAGTACAATAATGTTTAATGCAAGCATTCTCTCTAATACAAGCATTTCCCATAACCATTGCACTATTACTAACAAGTGCATTTCCAGAAATTACAGCATTTCCAGAAATTACAGCTTTACCATATACACATGCATTTTCACTTACCCATGCATTCTCAATTAGGTTTTCTCTTTTCTGAATCCACCCTCCTATAATGCCATCTTTTTCAATTTGTCGTACTTTTCTGCCATTCACTTCCATAGTTTTTCCTGTAAATGTAAAACTCATAATCATTCTCCTTTTAAATTATTTTTTTGGTGGCATTTTAAAATAGGTAACCACCATAACCATTATAAAACCATAATTTTAAATCACTATTTAAAACATTACTTTACCCATAATATTTTCGTTTTTAACAATAGCACTTCCAAATATGTGTGAATTTTTTGACACATAAGAATGCCCTGATACTTTGGCATTTCCGTGTACTTTAGCAATTCCTGAAACGATACTTTCATCGTTTATTTCTGCATTTCCTTCAATAATAGCATTTCCTTGTATTTTTGCATTCCCAGAAACAGATGCTTGTTCCCGAATTGTACAATTTTCAAAAATTCTTGCATTTTCAAAAATACAAGCATGACCTAAAATTTGAGAATGCCCATGAATTTTCACTTTGTCATTTATATGATTGTTTCCTGAAATTCTTGCCATACCAAAAACTTCAACATTGTCAGAAATAAATGTATTTCCTTCAATAATAGCATTTCCCTGTATAATGGCATTACCACCTATTACACAATGATCTTTTATATATGTAAATTCATCGATGACTGCATAATGTTTAATGCACACATTACCCATAACATGTGCATTGCCTTTAATGATGGCACTGTCCATTATGATGGCTTTACCACTTACAACGGCATCACCCATCACACAAGCATTGCCCATCACACAAGCATCATCAGTAACCCACCCATTACCACTGATATTATGTATATGTTCAATCCATCCACCAATTTCACCATCTCTTTCAATCTGGTGAACTGTTGTGTATGCTACTTCCATTGTTTTTCCTGTAAAATTAAAATTCATAACCATTCTCCTTTTAAACTTTCCAGTGAATTTTACATTCATAATTAATTCCTTTAAATAAAAACGAAAACACGAAAAGCCCTGTGGCAAATGCCACAAGGCTCTTCATTTTTAAAAGCGACTCATTCTCTCTTTCTTTGGATCGCTATATTCATCACCATCCTCCCATTCGGAAGGTGGTTCAAAAAGTTCTTTATCATTTGGATGATCATCCAGCGTGTCAAATGGACCCCACCATTCGGCACTACTTTTATAATAAATGACCTCCGATGGTTCAAAACCCTTCATTGCACTGCAAGGAATGCCATGCCTCCTTGATTTAATGCATACAAGCATACACTCCACACCATTTATATATGTATGTTGGTACGCTATACTATTTCCACCGCATGAATGCCATGCAACACTTTGACCGTTCATCTCATTTAACTCTAATTCAACAACATTTTTACCATTTTTCTCCCAATAATATCGGCTATCATTGGGTGCTGTGTAAACTTGACCTGTTCCAAATAATTTGTTGTGCATGGGATAAAAATCATCCCATTCTAAAAGTCTTAACATTGCACATTTGCCTGTTTCGATTGCCTCTTTTGATGTATAAACGGCTAAAAATTTCATAATCATTTCCTTTTTTAATTTTAATTTTTTGCGTAAATGCAAGGGAATTAATACCCTTTTCTAATAATATTATTTGCTTCCCACATTTGAGAATGCTGGTCAATTAGTATAACCAATAAATTTTATTGTTTGGCTTCCTTATAGCACACTATACAAGGGAAGTCAAGCTATTTTTTTATTTTTTTAAAGTTTTATTTAGCAACATAACAAGTCATTTTAACTCCTCCTACATTTAAATATTTTTGAACCATTTATTACCGTACTACCATTCACTATCATATTTCTAACAACAGCATCACCTGAAATGGTAGCATTTCCAGAAACACTTGCATTTCCAGAAATTTGAGAAAAACCAGATGCTATCGCATTTCCAAAAATGCAGGCATTCCCAGAAATCCATGCATTCTCAATCAGGTTTTCTCTCTTTTCAATCCATCCGCCAACTTTAATGGAACGTGGATCATAAATTTGTTTCAAAATGACATTACCCATCATTTTGGTTTTTCCTGTAAACTCAAAACGCATTTTCAAATCCCCTAAATTTGAATTTATGATGGCATTTTAAAATTGGTAGCCATCAAAACCATCAAAACCATTAATCCATTTATTTTATGATTTTTAATATACTATATGAATGATTACTTTTCTCAATAATACATTCAATCCTCATCCCTTTTTTCTTCTCTTCTGTCATTAATGCCTGTTTACCAAAACCAAGCAATTCCATTTCCTTATGATACATATGACCCTGTATCATTCTCTTTTCATAACATTCAATTATGGTAACTGTTTTACCATATTCATCTTCAATTTTATAAGCATCTTTCAGCAGAATTACATTTACAAGCTCATCTGCATACGACACTAATGTACTTGGAAATGCCAAGCTCAATCCCATAACACCAATTAAAATCATTTTTTTGAATCTCTTACCCATAATCATTTCCTCCAAATTTTTAAATCTCATTTTGGCAACACACAATGCACTCCCAAAATGAGATTTAATTTATTTATTTAATGCTTTTTTGGCATTTTCCAATACCAGTTTAGCATTTTCCAATACCAGTTTAGCATTCTGTACCTGAATGTGTTTTTTGAGGCATTCCTTAATGGCATAATAACCATCAAAGAACAACTTCTCATTATTATGTAATCTGCATATCAATGGCAGTATCATTCTTTCCATACTCCATATTTCATCCATATTTATATCAGTACCATTTTCATTAATTATACGATGCAACATTATTGTCGCACCGAATATATCTTCCTCATTCTTTGTTTCAGGAATGGGAAGATTTGCAAAAATTTCATTAACATCTGTTTTGATACACATAATTTCCTCCAATTTTTAAAACCCTTTTTTTGGGAATACCGAATGCATTCCCAAAATGAGATTTATTCATCACTTTGTAAAGCATCAAAACAATGCTTACAAACTGGTTCATCACTTCCCATCTCACGAAAATCCTCATCATAAACATTTAGTTCACAACAAGGGCATTCATGAGATGGTAATTCAACAGATGGTGTTGTAGCATCTGCCCATTCAGCCACTCCGCCAAAAAAACTCATAATAATTCCTCCGATAAAATTTTAATGATGGCATTTTCCATAGGTAGCCATCAAAACCTTTAAACCCCTGTTCTCATTATGCCCCAAAATAGAACAAAATGAGAACAAAGATAAAAATAAATGCTACAGAATTTGTAGCACATATCATTATGTCTTCAAAAGCATTCATAGTTCAAATCCCCTAAATTTGAAATAAAATGATGGCATTTTCCAATAGGTAGCCATCGACACCATTTTCTGGCAATATAAAAACGAAAACACGAAAAGCCCTGCAGCAAATGCCACAAGGCTTTTCATCTTTTAAAAATCGGGAATGTGGAACTCTATGCATCCACAATCCATTTCCCCATCATCATCATCTATTAATGTGCATAGATAACGGGTACTGTCTCTATACTCCCCAATGAGATTGATGAATCTTTCAAATTCATTAATCTCATCGGTTGAACTTTTATTATAATCCACATGCCATTCAATTATCATGGCATTATAATCATTAGAATGGTATGCACATAAGTTCCATTCTCTATTGTTTTTCACGATCTCACAACACATTACATATTCTTTTTCTGTCATCATAATCATTCTCCTTTTTAATTATGTGGTCATGTTATTCGGCGTAAATGCCAAGTCCTCCCACAACAAACCATTTAAACCCCTTTTTTTGAAAATACACTATGTAAATTCAAATTGGAATTTAATTTTTATTTACTTATGTAAGGGAATTAAATGCCAAGTGATAATTCCCTTAAATAAAAAAATAAAACATAAAAAGCATTCGACACCCTTTTCTAAGAGTGCCGAATGTAAACTCAATTTTAATTATCATATCGGGAGTCATATTCACTCCCTAAATGCTCCCGATATGATTGGTCTAAAACATTCAAGACAGCCCATGTCTTTCCTGTACTACCATTCTTACTTTCTCCACATTTAAGGGCAAATGCCTCAAACTCTGCATTCTCAGCAGTATTTGCCCTTCTTTTGTTGATCTGCATGGTAAGTGTATGCCCTACCCCTACATTCCACTTTGACCAACATTCTTTTTTCTTTAAAAGATTTTCACTCATAATCAATTCCCTCCAAATTTTAAATCCCTTTTTTTGAATATGCCGAATGCAAATCCAAATTGAAATTTAATTTTTATTCATTTATTTAAAAGAACTAACATTTTAATTCCCTTAAATAAAAAAACAAAAGATCATTCGACACCCTTTTCTAAGAGTGCCGAATGCCGAATGCAAATCCAAATTATCCTGCATCACCTAAAAATGCAGGAATACTTCGTTTATATTCTTTATGAAACATTTCACAACACTTGTTGCATATTGTCCAAGTATCATGCAATGTTTTTGATTTACCATGTAGCGTCCATCTCGCATCTTTCCCACACCTTTCACATTTAATATTTCTTGCAAATCCTTCAATGTAATTCTCTGTCCAACATCTTGAATATAGATTTATCATAATCATTCTCCTTTTTAATTATGTGGTCATGTTATTCGGCGTAAATGCCAGGTCATCCCACAACAAACCATTTAAACCCCTTTTTTTGAAAATACACTATGTAAATTCAAATTGAGATTTTTTTATTCATTTATTTAAAGGAATTAACCGAATGCTAATTCCCTTAAATAAACCAACAAAAACTCATTCGACACCCTTTTTCAAGAATGCCGAATGATAACCATATTTAAGGTAAGGGCATAGGCTTAATCCTGCATCCCCTCACACAGTACAATTTCTTGCACCAAATGTCATTTATGTACAGATTTTTCTCGGCATATCCTTTTTTGGTATTTTTGTCATACAGCCAATAGACCAACTGCCCCTTACAAAATGCTTTGAATCTTTTTTCCTCTTTAGCATTGCTCAAAATCCCAACCATCTGCACTCGCATTTTGTCATCCATTCTGGTTGCTATAATATTCAACATAATCATTTCCTCCAATTTTTAAATCCCCTTTTTTGAATCCACCGAATGCAAACCCAAAATGAAATTTAATTTTTATTCATTTATTTAAAGGAATTAGCATTTAATTCCCTTAAATAAAAAAATAAAACATCATTCGACACCCTTTTTCAAGAATGCCGAATGATACACCATATTTTATTCTCTCAAATATGAACACCATTTACATGGTGGTTTAAAAACTCCAGTGCATCCCGTTTGAGAGACACACTTCAATAAAGGATATGTTGCCCAGCATCCTTGAACTTCCTTCCCATCTATCATTTCATAAGTGTTTGTGCAAGATGCTGTTCCATCCCCGCATTTTAAAAATTCATCAAATTCTGCCATTTCCCACTCAGATGCACCCTCCCACTGAATGTGCATTGCTATGGTACTACCAGTTTTGCTTTCCCATTCAGAATGCTCAACTGTTAAATTTTCATTAACTTTATTCATTTCCATCTTTTCCAACATTTTTTCAAATTTACTCATTTTCAATTCCTCCAAATTTTAAACCCCCTTTTCTAAGAATGCCGAATGCAAACTCAAATTGAGAATTTAATAAAAAATAATAAAAAATAATAAATAAAACATCATTCGACACCCTTTTCTTAGAATGCCGAATGCGAATCAAGTTTCATTTATCCTGCAATCGCAAGGATAAATGAAACTTCCATCATTAGAAATGCACCTACTGTTCCGATGCATTCCAACAATTCAATAATTTCATCTTTCATAATCATCCTCCAAATTTTAAACCCCCTTTTTTGAGAATGCCGAATGCAAATTCAAATTGAGATTTAATTTTTATTTTATTCATTTATTTAAAAAAATTAACTAAATGCTAATTCCTTTAAATAAAAAAATAAAACTCATTCGACACCCTTTTTCAAGAATGCCGAATGATAAAGCATAATTCAAAATCTAACTCATTCGCTCCAAACGACTCCATAACAGCCAACGCTGAAATGCAGTCCGAAAACCCACCATATTAAGTACCAACCGACCATGTACTATATCAGCCAAATTAAACTCATAACACTTATGCTCCTGCCAAATTTCGTCCCAACCATAGACGGTAATCGTACCGTCATCATTAACATCTGTAACTGCATCTTCGATACAGTCAATAATGTTTTTGTAGTTTATTGCATAACCTGCCACTTCTAACATTGTTCTAATTTTTGAAATACGCATAACTTCCTCCTAATTAGTGCATTAATAAACTTGGTGATATTTCACATTGGCAATCACCATAACCATAAAACAATTAAATTATTTTCAAAATATATGCGTTATTCCTCCGTTGCATATATTTCAAAATCATTCTCTTCCACTTCTTCCTCAAAACTACCAAAACTATCATCAAATACTATATTCCCAAATTCCACTTCAAAATCACCCATAACTTCCTCCTATAAAATGCTCGCATAATCACAAATATAATTCGAATGACTATTACGGCATTTCTTCAATTTTTTTAATTTCTTTTTCAATAAGCATCTACTCTTTCCAGTAAATGCACCAGATAGCATCCGTTCCTCAAATGCTATACTATATAAAACTGGATTAATCGGCATAACCTCATAAACTACACCATCTAACCCAGCATACTGTAATGCCACATCTCTATCAGATGTAACAAATACAGCATCTGTAAAATTATCACGATACGCATCTGTACTACCTGAAGGACATAACCCCTTCATTCGTAATACGTCAAGAGATTCTAAGCATTTCAATCCCTTGCATTTCGTACCGTGATAATATCTCATGTTACTATGCCTATCGTCCCATGAAATTCATGATCTGTAGCTGTATATGAGTGTTCTAAATTCCACTCATTGTAAATGCACCGCGGATCTTTCAATATCCGACGTACAATATATAGCGTACTATCATAACGACTCTTATCCACAGGACGAAAATAAAAGTCATCTATTATATGAAAGCTATACTTTTTATGTAAGTAATTAATAAAATCAATCAATCGATTAATTATTAATTTCATATCACTTATCTTTAATAAATTGGCATTTTCACCAAATCCGCATAGCATTTGAGAATCCAAATTATTGTATAGCTCAGCATTCATCGCCTGCACATGCTCCGTATATCCAACATCTTTGGATATAACATATGCCGATACATCTGCCTCGTGTTTAAAAATATTGAAATTGAAAATAAAATTGCATTTCTTGCAAGGAATATACAAAAATTCATCAGCTTTTTTTTGCCCTAAATTTTTATTCCTTTTAGAAATATGCATTTTAATCTTCCTCTTTGTTATATAATATTTTTAAAACAACTATTACCAAGCCAAGCCAAGCCCAGCTATTACCAAGCCAAGCCCAGCTATTGCCAAGCCAAGCCAAGCTATTACCAAACCAA